ATAAATGAAGCGAGAAATGGCCCAAGAACAAAAGAAAGGATTTACCAATCAGGAAATCCAAGCCATCGAAGCCGAAAGACAAGATGTAAAGACTTGGAATGTCATTCACCTGTTGAAAGACGGGAATTACTGGCACGCTAACGAGTGGAGTGGCTGGCTCGTGGCCGTGATCATCACGGACGAGATGAAGCGCCGATATCCGCAGGAGGAACGTGTGCCACCGACGCCTGTCAAGAAGTTCGCCAAGAACATCAACGGAGAGTACATCTTTGTGGGTTTTCAGGAGAAGTCGCTTGACAAGTATATTCCGAAGGAATTGCAGATTGACTTTAAGGCTGTTGACAACCTTCGCATCGACGTGACTGTTGAACTGTCTGCAGAGCTGGGTGAACTCAGCTATGAGCGGCTGTTTGCGATGTATAAGGAATGGAAGGACAATACTCCCCTGGCAAAAGAAAAGGGTGAGAAAGGCAGCGCAGGCAACAATCCGCCATTCAAGGGTGGCGACGGAACCCTGCCGTTCGACAATCCTGCCATCGTGCCGTCGGTAATGTCTGTCGCCACGCGGATATTGTCATTCCCGCTCCATAAGCGCACACCGATGCAGGCTCATGAGTTTATCGCCGAGCTGCAGCAGGAGATGCTTGGGTGTATGAGTAAGTAAACAAATTGTATAACCTACGGAACAAGATAAGAGAGCCGATAAAGGATGGTCCAGAAGTATAACATAGGTCACCCGTCATGCGTTGCTGAGAGGCCGTGTGAAAAAGCAAAGATACAGCTTGGTCTTGCCTACTGTGGCAACCCCTTGCTGCAGTCGTATAAGGAGGTGACCGAATCTGCGATTTTCTTCCCCGCTTCCGGCAACGGCAACGGGACGTCGTGGAACAATCGCGGCTCCAACGGTAACTACTGGTCATCGTCGTGGAACTCTGCCCGCAACGCTCGGAACCTGAACTTCAACCCTTCGGGTGTGAATCCGCAGAACACGAACAATCGGTACAACGGTTTTGCGGTTCGTCCGGTCCAGCTATCACTGCGCCTGTCCTTTGCTCTCTTCTTCTTGTTCTGTCTATTGTGCTGCTGTAAGGCAGCACCTCTAATCAGTGACGCTGAACTATCAGATGTTGCTGCGCGATCTGTACGTAGCATTTGCAAGTGCTGCAAAGCACAAGGGAAAGATGTCGTATGTGCAACGGTTCAGGGAATCAATGAAAACGAACCTGGCATGTATGGCACTGGTGCTTATACTGCGTGTCTACGTGCCGCTTCCGTCGAAGTGCTTCATCGTATTCAGACCCAAGCAGAGGGAGGTGTTTGCCGCCCAGTTCCCAGATCGTGTTGTACATCACCTGTACTTCAACATGACGCACCTGCTCTACGAGGCCACGTTTATACGCGACTCGTATTCGTGCATACAGGGACGTGGAACACTCGACGGCATACTGCGACTTTCGCAACACATCCGTCAATGCAGCCTGAACTACACCAGGGAGTGCTATATCCTGAAGCTCGACATACGCGGCTACTTTATGCACATAGACCGTCGGCGTCTGCTCAATATCTGCCTGTCTACGCTCGACCGTATGGCGACGCACCGCATCACGAAGGAGGCAGCAGCGCAATACGGGCTGCCGGTGAACGACCCGCCACGATGGAAGGACGTGATAGACATGGACTTTGTGAAATGGCTGACGGAGGTGATTGCCATGCTCGACCCGAAGACCTCTTGCGAGAGAGCCATGCCTATGTCGGCATGGAACGGGCTCGACGCTGCCAAGTCGCTCTTCTGTACCAAGGAAGGCTGCGGACTGCCGATCGGCAATCTGACATCGCAATTGTTCAGCAATGTCTATCTGAATGTGCTCGACCAGTTCTGCAAGCGCGTATTGGGCTGTCGGCACTATGGCCGCTATGTGGACGACTTCTACATCGTGAGTTGCGACCGCAAGTGGCTGCTGTCTCTGGTACCGCGCATCAGGGAGTTCCTGAAGGAGGAGCTTGGTCTGGACCTGCACATGGGAAAGGTAAGGCTGTGCCGCGCAAGTCATGGAGTGGAGTTTCTGGGAGCCTATATCAAGCCGTACCGCATCTATGTATCGAAAGATACTTTGGAGCGCATACAGCAGAACTTGAAAGAACTGGACTTCTCAGACCCGGAAAAAGGTGCAGAAGACGGTCAACTCATACCTGGGAATCATGTCGCAGACTGCCAGCTACAATCTTCGCAGGAAGCTGTTCTTCCGTCCGGAGTTCCTGAGTATTGCACCCTTCGACAAGAAAATGACCAAGATGGAGAAACCCACGGGCAACCGTCCTCCTGCACGATACAGGCGAACAAGGATTAAGACGAAATAAATTATCATTAACATTTTTAAAACAACAGCATTATGAAGAAAATTCAAGGTACATTGAGCGACTTCGCGTACTTCAAGGAAGAAGGCGGTCGCTATGTCATCGGCTACGGCCTGAAAGAGTTGGGCAATTCACTCTATGAGTGGTATGAGGTGTACATCTACAAGCGCCAGCAGAGCATCGTTTCGCTGCTCGACGTGAAGAAGGCCATCATCGCCGACATCAACGTACGTACCGACGAGAAGATCCTGTCGGGCTACGAGTGGACGATACTGCATGGCGACGATGCAGGAAAGACCGTGAAGGTATGGCTGTCGGCAGAGAACAAGGAGAACTACAAGGCCAAGTACGATACGGCCAAGGACGATCCTGAACTCATCACATGGCCTTCTAAGTTCAAGGTGTCAGAGAACGACGACCTGACTCCCGTCTATGAGTATTTCGCCAACGTTGCCGAGTTGAAGGCATTCTACTACGGTGGCCTGAACTACATCGAGCAGACCGTAAATGCAGGCTGGGCAGAGAAGGACGCCATCGACTGGACTCCATACGAATCTCTGTTCCCTGCAGCAGCTGCCCAAGAGCAATCAGGAGTATCATCTGAGTAATGCCTATGGCAACGATGCTTATCCTCTCCATTGTGATGGCGGTGGTCTACGTGGCCGCCGTCATCATCAAAGACAAGGCATTGCCCGACAGCGTGTCCGCACTTGTGTATGCCCTGCCTAAAGGCCGGTGGCGCTGGCTGTGGTCGGCATGGCTGGCAGTGGTGACGCTGCTGATGGCTCCTGCCCTTATGACGGCAATGGCCGATTCATGCTGGACCCAGCTGTTGGCAGCAGCTACTATCATCAGCCTTGCCATGACTGCAGCCCTGCCATTATGGCCAGGAAGCCATAACCGCCTGCATAACATCCTCGGCATTCTCTCGGGTGTGCTGTCGCAGGTATGCGTATGGTTCATCTGCCCGTGGTATCTGATGCTGTGGCTGCTCTTTGTCATACTGTTGGTGTTACATGCCTTTCCTGATGTATCATGGGCAGCAAAGGTTGCCGACAAGACAAGCGGCAAAGGCGTATTCCTGCTTGAAGCCGTATGTTCGGCGGCATTGTACGCAGCCATGATAATGGCAATCCTCTCGCTCCAGTAAAAAAACAAAACATCCCCATCATGAACAACTGTAAAGAATTTGCCTTAGACGACCTGATGGCCATCACCGCCATACCTGTCGCAGACTATGCACTCGGCACAAAAGCCTGGCAGCTGAAGCCGACGATAGTCACCACCAGCTTCTCCCCTACCCTTACCAACGCCATCGTCATCGGCTTGCAGCCTGCAACGGTAGGCGGCAAGCTCATACCTATCCGTCGCCATACGGGGAAGGCAAAGGATGCAGAAAGCGACAACGTAGCCGGACGTCTGCATACGGTCACGGTGTCATGCGAGGTTGACGACCGCGAAGGCACTACGTGGAACGACCTGCTGAAACTGGAGCGCACACCGAGCCACCTACTGCTGGAGTTCAGGGGCGGACAGAAAGCATTTGCCGCCGCCACGCAGGACACCTACACATGCGAGGTGGAGCGCAGTAACGGCAAAACCAGCGTATCGTTCAAGCTGTATAACCTAATGGGCATACAGTTGATTACCGCTTAGACCTTACGGCAGAGGAAAATTTTCTCTTCCTTGCCGGACGCTTTACCGGCTCAACGTCCTGTTGGGTCGGTTTCTTTTTACTTTCAGACAGATACTGCTCCCACAGTTTGCGCACCTCTTCTGGTACGGTCGTCACAGTACATACGAAGTTCTGTCCATACCGCAAGTTCAGCGGGCCTGTAATGGCGATGTCTGGCAACAGGATAGCCGTATTATCCTGCGGTCTGTCAACAAGCACCAGACGGCCTGCAAACGGATTGTCCTTCAACCAGTCCGACATGACAGGTGACTTGGCAGGCGACAGGTCGGCGATGATAGTCAACTGCCTTACCACGTTCAACTTGTCTATGCCGTTGGCATGTGGCCACTGCTGGCGCATCCAGCGGGTGATAACCTCCGTAGCCTGGTCGGGCATCGTCGGTGCGACAATCATCATCTCCGTTTCCGTATAGCGTGCCAGCAAGGCAGGCAGCAGTTCAGTAATCGAAAGGTCTCCATAGCCCTGAAACTGCGTCCTGCCACCGCTTTCGATGGAGTCGCGCAGGTTGAGCAGTTGCCGCCTGATACAACAAGGTTCTAAGATGTGCATAGCTTTCAATTATCAGTTGTCAATAAAAAAGGCCCAGGCCCGATGATATGGAGCCTGAGCCTCGTAATGCTGTTGTTACCAGATACCCGGATTAGTTGCTCGAATCAGATTCAACATCCTCGGCAATCTCACCGTAGTACTTCACAACGTCGTACACCTGGAAGTTGCAGACGAAGTTGAAGGTTGTACCGTGCTCGTCGTTGCGGTTCTTACCGCTGTCGTTGGTACGGCTGAACACCACGTCGCCAGTAGGATTGCCGACGACCTTCCACTCCTTCAGTGAAGTGCCGTTCACCTTCTTGGTCTTGCCAGTGGGGAAGAACACCATGTAGCCACCGCCCATGTTGGAGAGACGGCGACCGAGAACAGCCATATCGTCCTCGTTCTTGTCAACGAGACCTGTACCGGTAACGGTGTTGGCACCGCCCTCGCCATTGTCCTCGCTGCTGACCTGACCAGACTGGTTCTTAAAGGCGATCTTGAAACCCTTCAGGGTAGAGCCTGAACCACCCTTGGGAGTGATGTTGTACTGGTTCTTCTCATCGTTGATCTCGATGTTACCCTCGATGTGGTCGCTGTCAATAGGAACGACCATGCAGTAGTTACTGGTACCGCCCGGATTCTCCGAGCAGTCGTTCGTCTGCTTAACATGTTTTAAATTGCAAAGTCCCATAATCGTATGTCTTTTTTGTGTTTGTGTTGTTTACTATGATTACTTGTGAATAGAGAGTCGGAGGTCAGAGGGCGGCGCTTGCAGTGAAGCCGCACTGGGCGCCGCTCACCTCCGATGGGGTTTAGATGCTGCTGTCAGAGTCACCACCGCCCTCTTCCTCGAACATAGCTACGAGAGTCACAACACCACCAGGGAAGGTGTAGTTGTAGGGGTTGGCAGTAGCGTTGTCGCTCCAGCCCTTGAACTTGTAGCCATCCTTCGGCGTAGCGGCAACAGTGATGATGTTGCCCTCAGCATAGAGGTCCTTCTCACCAGAGGTGATCTCGGCAGTACCCTCCTTCTCGTCGCTGGTAGCAACGGTGAAGATGTCGGCGATGTAGTCGCCAGCGGGTACGTTGTTCGGGGTGTTCTCCTCGTCGTTGGTAGCGAATACCTTCGGGCTGTAGTCGCGGATACGAGAAGCCTGAGCGGTCTGCACCTGATAATCGAACAGGTTGTGGTCGTCAGAGTTGCGCTCAACAGTGATGTTGGCCTGGCTCTCAGGACGCACGTCGCAGATGTACTCCAGTGTTCCGGGCAGACAGAAGATGAGCTTGTCGCCCTTACCCATAGAGGTGTGGGTGGTCAGCTTCAGGTTCTTCATCTGACTGAACTTCCAGCCATCCTCCAGAACGGTGACAGCCAGCTGCGGGTGCATCAGCATGTAACCCTCGACAATCTTGTCAGCGAGGTCAGAGCTGACGTAAGCCAGCAACTCCTCGGCACCGCGAAGGTCGTCGTTCAGTGAGTTGTAAGCGGCCTTGAACCACTTGTAGGCAGCCAGAGAGTCGCTGGGAGCAGCGCCGGTCTTAATCAGGTTGCCGATAGCCTCGCTGATAATACCCTTGGTGATACCCTGGGCGATCTTGGTGAAGATACCGTCGTACAGAGAGAGACCCAACTTCACCTGGTTCTCCGTGGTCTCGGGCAGGTTGGCGTTAGCCTCGTTGCCGAAGAAGAAGTTGGCGCGGACGTCCTGAGCGTGGCGATTGGCGATCTTCTCCAGCAGGAACTGCGTCTTCTCTGCGTTGTTGGTACCGTCGGGGTTCACGTGGAAGGGTTCCTTCTCACGATACTTCTGGACGTTGTCCTGGGGGTGAGTAACTGCGAGAATCACCTTTGCAGGGTTCTCGACAAACATACCGAGCTGTACCTTCTTGACGGCACCCTGCTTATACTGACGTGCAAGCAGACCCTTGTCATTGAAGAGGAACAGCTTGTCGATGTTCTCGACGTCGGTCGTGACAGTGATCTGGAGGTCATCCAGCATCTTGTCATTCAACATGGAAGCGCGAGCTACCAGGTCGACATGCAGCTGTTCGGTAACAGTCTGCACTTGTGAGACATTGATTGCGTAAGCCATAATCCTTTTTTTAGTGTTGGTGAAAACTATTATGTTGTCTTTGTGTTGTTGTTATTGCAAATTTACTATGTAGAGAACTACAAGTCAAGGGCAATCTGAGCCGAGCGAAGAATCACGAGCTTGCTCGATGATTTTTCCGAGGCGATGGTTGCTCTCGGCGAAGCCAAGGGCAATCTGAACCGAGTCTGACTAACGGCGCTTGCTACGTGCCTTTGTCTCTGCGTCGCGCTTGCGCAGGGCATCGCGAATCTCCTCTGGAGACATGTTGGCATTCACGGTGCTACGCACGGTGCCAGTAACCTCTGGAGCGTCGCCCGTTCCGTTGTCGGCAGGGATGCCACTGTCAGCGTTGGCCATAGGAGCGGGCTTACCAGCCATCTCCTTGAGCTCAGCCTTCAGGTCGCTAACCTGCTTCGTCAACTTGTCGACGTCCTCCTTCAGACCAGTGATGGTAGCATCACGCTCGGCAATCGTACCGTTGGCAGTCTCGATGTCCTTACGGGCCTGGTCGATGTCGGCCTGCAGCTGCTCGGCGGTATTCTTCTGACCGTCCAGCGACTCCTTCAATTCGGCAATCTCCTTGTCCTTGTCGGCAATCATCTGCTCTGCGTTATGCAGGGTTTCCTGAATCTTGTCGATCTCGGCCTGTGCTTCCTCGATAGATTTCTCAGAGTTCTGGTCTCCAGAACCTTCTCCAGAGCCCTCGCCTTCGCCAGTGCCCTCACCGGTTCCTTCACCCTCTCCGGCACCTTCGCCTTCGCCAGAGCCTTCGCCCTCGCCCTCTCCGGTGCCCTCACCTGCGCCTTCCTGAGCACCTTCCTGTGCGCCCTCTCCAGCACCTTCCTGGGAACCTTCTCCGGCGCCTTCCTGGGCACCCTCGCCTGCTCCCTCACCGGCAGCCTGACCTTCGGCCTCCTGGCCTTCAGCCTGTGCTGCTTCGTCGTTCTTCTCGGCGGCCTTGGCTGCTTCAGCTTCAGCGGCCTTCTTCTCTTCTTCTGTCATATTATCTTGGTTTTGGGGTTGTGCAACTTCTTCTTCATACGAGCCTCCGAACATGCCATCCTTTACCTTACGAACATGGCCGTCATCAACGATAGTCGTACCTCCTTTGTTTACAGCAATAGCAGCCTTTTGCTGTTCGCTGAGTTTAGCCATCTCCTCGGGTTCCTGAGTGTCTGGCTTCTCTCCTGGCTCGTTCTTCGGCTCGGCAGTCACCAGTCGTGCTGCTGTCAGTGTCTCGTTAGCCAACTCAAACACACACTCGATAGCGCGGTTCATATCGCCAATCTCATCAACCAGTGCAGGAATCACTTCCTGTGCCTCGAACACCTTACCCGTCAGCATGTTGTCAGTAACGAGAGGACGGTTCTGGCGTACCTCATTATGGAAGTCATCAGTATCCTTGTCGAGCTCAGCCTGCAATTTCTCATACTCGCCCTTTGCAGCCTCACGATACCAGTCGTTCTTCTCCGGGCAGTCCTTGCCGACCAACTCTACATAGCGATAGCCGTCTTCACTGACGGTGTCGTGGGCGACAGCCCAGAAAGCAGCCATCGTACCAATGCAGCCGTATTCATCACGAGGATTCATTACAATGACGCGATCGCAACGGCAGGCGAGATTTACACCGCTTGAGCAGCACATGCCATCGACAAAAGCCACGGTTGGCTTTCCTTTCTCGCGGCAGTCGTTGATCATCATCTCGTAGTCGTTACGGCAGGATGCCTGACCGCCAGGAGTATTGATGATAAACAAATGGCCTACAACCTGCGGGATGGTGTTGGCGTACATTACTTGGTCACGGAAGTCCTTGGTACCATACGAGCAGCCGTCGCCGTCACGGGTAACAGGACCGTCAACCACAACCACGTTAATAATTTCGTCATCGTCTTGCAACTCTTCGTCGTTCCAATACAGGTGGCGCTCAATACGGTGGATGTTGCCCACATACAACTTGTCCTCGAAGTTGGCAGCATGAGTCTGTCCGTCCTTCTGATAGCCTTTCTTTGAGAGGAAGTAGCCGTGCTGCTTCTCTATATCGTTCGGAAGGTGCAACTCAATGGCATTCTTCAGTGCGTCGGCATACGTCTGTGCCAGGTCGGTACGGAAGTCCCAGACCTTGTTGTGCATAATGTTCAGTAATCCGATGTTCATATTCTTTCGTTTTTATTCAACTTTTTCCGCAATTTACTATGTATCGCCGTGATTGTCAAGGGCAAACCAAGCAAGAAGCAATTTCTACACCTTTCACTTTAGTTCCGGCGTTCTGTGAGTGGCCGGGAAACCGGTAAACAATTTGCGCCTGTTCTGCTCGCAGACTGCCTTGCGCTGGCGCTCTGCTGCAGCTTCTGCGTTGGCTGCATCCTGTGCCTCCTTTGCCTCGCGGGCGCGTATCGCGTTATATATAGGTGTGTCTACGGCTGCGTCGCCAAAAGCATCAATGTGCTCTTCGATGAAGTTGCAAGCCGTTGCCATAGCCTGCTGTGCATCAGTCATGGAGTCACGTCTTGCCAGCTTCTCTTTTACTGGAGCCAACTCCGTTCTTCGGCTTTCCACATAGAGGGCCAGTGCAGTACGAAGCATCGACAACAGCTCATCGTAGACCTCTGCGTCAACCTCATTCGTAGCAGCACCATTGTTGGCATACGCCACCACTGCCTTCAGCAGCTTGCCGCCGATGCGTGGCTTCAAATAAGTATTCTGGCAGAAGCGGATATCTCTTACAAGTGCTACATACGCCATACGCTCACCCTTGATATCCAGGTATTCGTTCAGCACACGGGCCGTCTGGAAAAGCAAGTCCTTATGCAGGTAGTAAGCGTCAGCCTCCTGCCACTTCTCGGTAAACACCTTATCGCCTTTGGCGTCAGCCTCCAGAAACAGCAGCAGTGAGTCTATGGCGCGGCCTGCACTCATGTAGGCATCTTTCACCACGTGCTCTATCTTCTTCTGGTCTGCAGGATCGTAGCCCTCTGCACTCACCTGGTTCATGCCACCGCCCTCGTTGAACGAGACCGTCAGCAAGCCGGCCTTGTGCGACAACATCTTGTAGAACACAATCTGCTGACAGATACGCAGCAGTCTGACAGTCACCTGATCCAGCTTCGGAACATCCTTTTCCTCCTTTGCCTGGGCAGTACATGTCGGCTCAACCAAACCTGCCTGCACGCGGTCCATACGTTCTGTCACGTCGGCATGAGGCACTTTGGGGTCTTTCTTCGCCTTGCCTGTCGGTTTGATGGTCGTCGATGTGATGTCGCCGTATTCCTTGCGCAGTCGCTCATACTCGTTGCAGAGATGCTGATACAGCGTGGTGCCAAGCAACGGCTCCAGAGCCACCCGCTCTTCCTCTTCCACATAACCGTAGATTTGGTCGGGTCTGCTCCACCGTGCCGTAGGCATCAGCGATATGATTTCGTTTTCGCTTCGTATAAACATAGCTATATCGTTTTACCGCAATATCGTGATTTCTAAAGAAAAAGTCAAGGGCATTTTAAATACATCTTCCCATCCCCGTAGCAGAACACAGGTTTTCCGCTAAGTTCGCAGATCCTCGCCGCCTGCTCGCGGTCGCTCTCGACAAACAGGGTCGCCCAGTCTGACTTCTTATACTGATGCGCCTTATATCTGCCCGGGTACGACGTGGCATTGCGCTCTTCACGACTATCAGCCTGAAACATAATCAGGTCGTTATATTGTATGCCGTGTCTTTTCAGCCATCGCTCGGTTATATCCCGGTACTTCTCCAGCCTGTATGTAACGATGGCCCCAATCGGCGTGGTGGGCACCACCATCGGCACGGCATGTTCAAGGTAGTACTCGTAGGCTTTGGTGTCACGCTCCGACGGAGGGTCTTGGCACAGCACGCCGTCAATGTCCCACATCATGGCCTGTGTCTTATGCGCATGATGGTGCATGATGTTCCACTCATAGAGATACCACCGCTCGCCTGGCACGTAGATATCCTCCAGCCAGATGTTCACCAGTGCCTTGGCATCTCTGCCACGGGCAAAGACACAGCCGAACAGAATGTCATACGGCCCTGTCATCGTAACCAACAGATTGCGCGCCCTGACAATGGCAGCACCGGTATTGACGGTATCGTCTATCACCAGTACTTTCCCCGGTCTCCCCCTGCCAAGCAACGTCTGTCTGTCACCGCACGACATGATGTTGCCGTCAAGGAAATCATCCAACGAGGCACATCGCCTGCCCAGCAACTCGGCCACCATCAGTGCGGCTATCATGCCAGAGCGCGGTATGCCGACAATAATGTCTACATCCTGCGGTATCTTCCATAGATTTCTGCGGATAGCGTCCGACAGGTCTTGATAACTCTTGTATATCATAGCTTGAAACCTGAAACCTGCCACTATGCCCACAGGGCTTTATGCTCCTCCAGCCACTCTTTCGGGTCCTTCCCTTTCCAACTGCCATGACCGAAATGCAGGGCATAAGGGTCTATGCTCAACTCACGGCGCGGCAGGCCGTGGCGTCTCACATCCTCCAAGAACCAGCAGCCCGTGTCATACGCCTTGTCGGGAGACTTATAGGTCAGTGCCCACATCTTCGGGAAGTTGAAGTAACTCACACCCTCCTCCTTCATCATCGGCACGTTGACAAAGCAAAGGAACGGCAGCACCCTCTCAACAGTAATCCTGAAAGCCGACATGTGAGGCTTCACCTGTCCGACGAACGCCTGCGTCTTATCCCAGAAACTGCTGATGTCCTGCTTGATGAGCACATCCGAATCCATCAGGATAAACGGGTTGCGACGCTTGTTCACAAGCCACTGCACCGTCCAGCAGTGCTTGGCCGACGCCCATCCGTTGCCGACGTCCATCTTATCCGGGAACTCCTTCAGCCACTCGTCGAAGTCAATGATCTGGCCCTTGGTATTGTCGATAACCTCTATACCGTCCATCGGCACAAACGGTCGCTTGTCGCTGTTGTCGAACACGATGATGCCAACACCAGGCGTATGCTTCTGCAGCGAACGGATACAGCAGCGCGTCATCTCAGGTGTATTGTAGTGGACGATGCACACCGTAATACGCTGCTCCTTGTTACGCTCGAAGGATTCCATGTAAGCCTGCTTCTCAGGCGTTGACTCGTTATACTTAAAGAATCGTCCCTTATACTTCTTTCGGAAAGCATCCATGTCGGGTTTGTTGCCAGTACCCTTCGTCCACTTGTTCATCATCCACTCCTCAATGGTTTTCGTGGCGTAGTGGTGCAGAGTGGCCACGTTGAAGTCGTATGGCTGGAATGGCGATGCCTCGCAAGGCTGCCATGTGGCTGTATAGCAGCAACGCGCCGTATCGGGAATATGCGGATTGCGCCCGAAGGAAATCTCACCGAGTCCACCCCTCACGATGCTCTTAATGTGGTTGTTGTTGGGGAAGTCATACTGCACGGCCTTGTCCAGCGGCAACGGCTCCGTGAAGCGCTCCTTCACGCCACGTCCGTCATCATACACCAGTCCGCAGTCGCCATAGCATTTCCAGTTCACCAGCACCGTATCGGCATCAGTGCCCGTATAGAAAGCCAGCCACTGCTTCACCGTCATCACGCTGTTCACCGTCAGAAACTCGTCGAAGTCAAAGAACGCCATCCAGTCGTAGGCCGAATGGAAGTCGCGGTATATCTCGTTGTATGCCACGACCTGCACGCCCTGGCGGTTCCTGTAGTCGTGGATGCTTACCAGTCCTGCGTCGATGTGGTCCTGCAGCACATCCTCAAAGTGCTCTTCCCCATCGTGGTTGTTGTCACAGATGTAGATGTGGTCAAACCCCAGTTCAAGGTAATGTTCAACCCATTCTCGGGCATATCTGTTCTCGCGCCGCCCGATGGCTACCAATGCTATCTTCATGTCGTTATTCAGTTATTTGTCCTGTATGCCCAGCTTTCTCTCAATCTCCCTGTGAACTATCTCCGCCCTTACCTTCCAGTCGAAGATCTTCTCGTTGTCATTCAGGCAGACCATTCCCGCCTGCGGGTCACGGATAATCTCTGCCAGCCGCTGTGTCGGCGTTTCATGGTCGGTATAGTGCCTTGGTGGACGATGCTCTACATACAATCCCTCAAAGTGCTGATACAGCATGTAGATATAGTGGTTGTAGCTTCGGTCGTTACGCTTCAGCGGCGACAGGTAATAGGTTATCTCGTCGCCATGTCTGCGCCATACCTCTTCACAACTGCTCTTCCTGATGGCAGCAAAGATATGCCCCGTGTCGGGCCACTTCGCTGTATAGTGCTTGCCGTAGCGCCCCGCTATCATGTTCAGCTGATACATGCACTTCCTCTGGAAGATATTTGGATTCGGTGGATACACTCGCTCCGTTATCTTCTGGCACGGCAAGAGTGTGCCGTCCGGTTCTGTCTGACGGAAGAAGTCCTCCGGCTGCAGCGGACTCAGCGGAAACATATCGTCATTGCCGTAGATAAAGTATTCCGACAGCTCTGGTATCTTATGTAGGAACATCTCAATGCATGGACTCGCGAAGCACGGCAGCATGTTTGCCGGCATGAACTCCCGATGAAACACAGTCCTCACCTCCGGCTGCATAGTGCCTTGCTGTTCTGCCGCAAGGTTCTTCATCCACTCCTGCACCTGGCTTTCCTGTGCAAGCAGGATATAGATGCGTCTGAGCCACGGCATAAACTTCATGCAGCACCTCACCAGCAGTTCCTCAGTACCCCACGAACGGAAACGCTCGCTCTTTGTCGCATCCCCTATATGGAAGCGTTGGTATTCCCGCCGCCACTCAGGGTCAGCGGGAAATACCATCGGTATTACTAAGTCAATATCTCTCTCCATGTCTCGTCACGTTTTTCTTACCAGTATCGTAGCTGTCCACCAGTCCACCCTTGCCGTACACGTCGAAGTAGGCATGGATGCCGTTCGCTTCCAGACGCTCCATGATGGCGCTGTTGCGGTCGAGCGACTGCTGGAAGGCAGCCAGCTGATCCATGCTCATGCCGCTGTCAGCCATCAGCCCTCCACCATCAGCCATCTCGTCAAACTCATCGACATTGCCGTCTGCAAAGGCACGCATGCCGTGGCCTGCAGTCCTGCGGCTGGCAATCCTGCCGCCGCCAGAGAGTGTCCTGATGGTACGCCATACCTCGTTCTCGTTCATCGTGATCTGGCGCGTGGTGCCCGCGTCGATGATCATCTCACGGCCCTTCTCGCCGGAGAGGTGGAACTCAGGACCGCTGGTAATGTGCGTCTTCGGGTTACGGCCCGTGTACTTTGCACGGTACGTACGGCCGTCGGCGGCGTCTACGTTATAGCTGCGCCCTGGCGTCAGCGTGTCGGGGTCTGTGAACTCGTTGACGTTACCCTCGGCATAGGTGAGCATACCCGTCGACAGGCGGCCTGCTCCGACGCTGGCGCCGGTGATTTGTGCAATCTGACTCTTGCTCTTGGCGAGTTTGCTGGTAGCCAATCCCATCAGGCCGCCGAGCAGAGCGGTGAAAGCGCCAAATGCGATAGGTCCGGCAATAGGACCAAGCTCTGCCATGATTTTGCTGAGTACGGACGGTGTCTGAACGGCGGTGTCACCAACCATCTTAACACCGCTGGTAGTGAGTGATGTAATAGCTGCTTGTCCTGCGGCCTGTATGGCTATCATCTGGAACTTCTGGGTTGCGTCGAGGTTATCGTTCGACATAACCTGGTAAGCAATGCCGTAGAGATTGGCAGCCTGCGTCATCTTCGCAAACGCGCTCTGCGAGCTCTTCTGCATGGTATTGTCAGCCTGCTTCTGTCCCGCCTGAACCTTCTTCTGGTCGTCCAGTATGGCATCGGCGGCCGTATGGCTGTACTCCATCTGCTTGGCCCATGGGGTGTCCTCAAATTCAAGGACGGAGTCTTCGAGCAGCATCGGGGGCATCCAGTTACTCTGCGCTCCCTGCTCCTGTGCGGTGTCGGTGACGGGCATCTGCCAAGGAGCCTGCGGCAGGGATGAAAGAGCGCTTCCGTCTATGCCACCGGCAAGGTCCTGCTTGCCGTAGGCCTGTGCCTCGACATCGCTCTGGATATAGTCAGGCAGCACGGCAGTCTGGCCGGCCTGCTCTGCGGCATCTCCGTAATTCTGCCTGCCATTGGTAAAGTCTGTCACGTCCTGACTCTGGCCGTTTATGGCCTGCGTCAGCCCCTGCACGGCCTGTGTATTCTGCACCGTAGCATCGGTATTGGCAGCATCCACGCCATCGCCAGACGGATAACCCATCTGCTTGCTGGTTGCAAAGTCAATGTTGCTGGGTGCTGACTCAACCTGACTGCCACCCGACTGATAGCCCGTACGTTTGTCGTTGGCAAACTCGCTGTCTGTCGGCAGCTCGCCGTCCTTCCGCATACGTGCCGTGATGGTGAACTGCTTGTCCTTGATGGATACGTCCTGCATCTTCGCAATGGCATCCATCGCCATCTGGTCGTTGACCTTCACGTCAACGGTCTTGTCGGCGAGCTTGAAGGTGTTCAGCTCCTCGACATAATCCAGGGCCTTCTCGTCCTTCAGGCTGACGCTGAACGTCATGTCCTGCACCTTCGTGGCACCCAATTCGTCCAGCTTCGCCATCGTCTTCGGGCCGACGGTGCCAGTCTGAGTGATGCCGTACTGCTTCTGGAAGTCACGCACGGCCTGCTCGTCGTCAAATCCGATGGTCTTGCCATTCACCTCGTACTTGGCCTCTGTAGCCTTGGTGATGCCCTTGGCGTTCAGCTTAGCCAGCGTCTTCGGGCCGACAATGCCGTCTGGCTTCAGCTTGTTCATCTTCTGGAACTGCTTCACGGCCTCCGTCGAGTCGAACTTCAGCGTCAGCGTATTGTCGTTCATATCCACGCCAGGTATGGCTGTCAGGTCCTTCACGGCCTGCACCGTGTCCACCTCCAGCTTCATCGACTGCGGCGTGAACTCAGGAGCGTTGCCTCCCTTGCCGACTCCTGATGCAGGCTGTGTGCTTACGTTCACGTCCAGCCCCTTGTTCACGGCATCCGTCAGGCGGTCAGTGGCAGCGGTGTTCAGCTTCGTGGCCTCCGTGTCGATGTTCAGGGCCGACGTATTGGCGTCTATGCTCTGGTTCTGCAGCGCGGCATTCATCCAGTCGGTGATGCTGTCGCTCATCTTCTGGTTCAGGTCGTCCATGACCTTCTTCCACGCGTCGGCGACGGCGTTATCGTTCTCTATCTGGCGCTGACGCTCCAGGGCCTGACGCTCGTCGAGGTACTCGTAGTGGGCGGTGGCGTCAGAGGTGCCCTCGTTCTCAATGACGATATACGTGCCGGCTCCGGGACCGCCCTTACCCGTGAGGTTCAGTTTCGCCCGCTCGTTGTAGTAATCCCTGTCTGCCGTGTGGCTTGCCTCCATCACGCCCTGCAGGCTCGACGCTATCAGATCGCCCCACTCGCGCAGCTCCTTGTAGAGCCTTGCCTGGCTCTCCTCGGTGCGAGCAATGATGTCCTCCTGCTGCTTCAGCAGGTCGGTCTGCTCCTTGGTCGTGGCCAGGTTTAGGCTCATCTCGGCGTGCTGCTTGTCCAGCATCTTCGCCTTATACTCGTCCATCAGCTTCTGCGCCTCCTGCTCCTTGCCGATAGCCTTCATCTGCTCTGCCTGCTGCTTCAGCTTCTTGGCCTGCTCGTCGAGCATGTCCACCCGCTGCTGTCCCTGCTTCTTCATCAGGCTGTAGTAGTGATCCTGCATGGCCAGCTGCAGCTGCATCTGCTTGATGGCGAGCTTGTCGGCCACGCGCTCCGAGGCCTGACCGGCACCAATCAGCGAGTTTGCACGGCTTACGCGGCCCTGGTCGATGCCCAGCTGTGCAATGGTCTTCTCGAAGGCTTCCTTCATCGTGGTCTTGCCGTCGCCGCCGGGCAGCAGGATGTTGTTCCACATAATCTCAGCCTGCTTCTTCATCAGCGAGGCCTCCTTCTTGATGGCATCCTGAATGGTGTCGTAGGTGGAGCGTAACTGTGCCATCAGCCCCTCCTGCATCTTCGGGTTCTGCTTCATGTACTCCACCCACGCCGTCAGTCCCTCGTCCGTGGCACGCTTCATCACCTCCTCGATGGTGGTTGAGAAGGCGTGCTCCGACTCGCCCAGCAGGAACGTCAGTTCGCGGAATGCCTCCGCAGCCTGACGGTTGTTAAAGTCCGTCATGTCGGCGTTCTTCGCCATCAGTTCCTCCATCTCCTTCTGCATGTGTCCAGTCAGAATGCCCATCGTCGTCAGGTTGTCGTTCAGGTTCTTGGTGATACCGTTGAACGGACGTTCCTTGTCGATGATATCCTGAATGGCCTTCATGTGCTTGCCGATAGCGTTGCGCTGGCGCAGGAAGTCGGTCTCTATATCTTTGTCGAGGTCGCCGAGGATACGGTCCATGGTAGCCTTGTTGATGAGACCAATCTTCTCGATGAACTTAATAGTCTGTGCAATATCCTTCTGGATAAAGCCGACAGACTCACCAGTGCGCTCGGAGAGGATATTAAAGATGGCGTCCTGCTCCTCCTTGGTGACCTTCTCGGACTTCTTGGCATACAGCTGCTGCAGCTCGGCACGGCGCTGGCGCCACTCAGCCTCGTTGGCAAGGGTGCGGTTGCGTGCCTCTGCCTCGCTAATCTCCTCGTCGTTCTGCGCCTCCTGAATCTTCGCCTTGCGCTCGGTGTAGTAGGCGTCCAGCTCGTCCATGTAGTACTTCATCTCGTCGTCGATAACCTTTCTCGCACGCTTAGAGCCCTTCTTCGGGTCAAGCCAGTCACCAGTGTTCGTCAGGTGCTTGGCGTGCAGCGCATCCTGAATCTTCAGGCGCTCGGTGTTATACCATTCGATGGCCTGCTCGGTAGTCTTGATGTTCTTGCGCACGGCGTCGCTGATGAACTTTGCATCCTCCGACAATACCGCCTGTACGTCTGCACCATTGGCCAAAGCCTTTACGCGCTCCAACATCTCCTTACGACGGGCAACAAGGTCGTCACCGTTCCACTCTGAGTACGGAGAGGTTACTTTGTCGTAATTGCCGTATGGGTTGGTGCCGCCACCGCCACCGCCACCGCCGTTACCGTCGCCCTCTTCACCTCCGAGCTTAACGCCGGTGTCTTTGAGTTTTTGCTCAAACTTTCCAATGGTCTCGTTGTTCTTCTTTATCTTCTCCTGATTGTCGATGATGTCCTGCTGCTTCTGCTCATACTCACGCAGGAACTGACGCTGTCCGTCGTTGTGAGTCTGAGCCGCTGCTGCGGTCGTTCCGAACATACCGGCAGCGACGGGCGTAGTGGCTACGTTCTGGCTGACTCTTTCGTAGCTCGACTTCTTGTCTTTTACATATTTTTCGGCTTCCTCATTGGCATCCTCCAGTTTAAGGTTTTCCTGTGCAAGTTTCTCTATCTCTTCCTGATAGACACGAGCCTTTGCAGCCTTCACAATCTGCGTAGCCAGTTCGCCGTAGGCCTTGGCTGCTGTTGCTGCCAGATTGCTCTCAGTGAGAAGGTCTTCTTGATATTCCTTATATTTAGCGTCGCCCACCATGTCGTGCAGGGCTTTCCTGCGCTCCTCCATCGAACGGTTCTGATCTTGCGTCACCCTGTAGAGCTGTTCCAGTTTGGCACGTTCGTTCACGCTTTCGTCTGCGGCGCGCTTCTCGGCCTTGGCCAGCGTGTCAAGCTCCGTTGCCGCCTTCTTGGCATTGCGCGACATATCCAGCAGTTTCATCCCGAGGAAGACGACAGCCGTCACAGCCAGTCCGATAAGGTTTGCTTTCAGTGCCTTGCCGAACTTGCCAGTAGCCCCGGCAGCCTTCTCATTGGCTACGGCCACACCTTCCGTTGCTGCTGCCTCGGCGGTCTTGGCCGCTGCGTCGGCGGTCGATGCAGCCGTTGATGCTTCCGTGGCGGTAAGGAACTGTCCCAACGACATAAGCGCCGTACCCATTGCCTCTGCCCACTTGGCCTTCCAGAGAGCGAAGTATATAAGGCTGAATCTGAAGAAGTCGCCAATGGGACCGTCCATGGAAATCAAGTCCACCACCTCACGAAGTCCTTTGATGAGTAAGCCCAGCCAGTGCTGCATATTGTCGCTGACAAACATCTCCTCTATCTGGTTCTTCATTCGCTCCCAGCGGGCAGCGGTGGTGTCGTTCATCTTATTATATTCGTCGAGCAGAGCCATATTCTTCTTGTAGGCCTCGCTCGCAGTATCCAGTTGACCCTCCAACTTGTCAACATTCTGTGAGAGCAAACCAAACACGATACCTGCACGGGCACCCTGTTGGTTCAATTCCTTCATCACCTCTTGCATGTTAGGGCCTGCCTTGCTCAATAGGTTTTCAACGGCGTCGGCGGCACCGTTCATACCCTTCTCGGTAGTCATGTCAAACTGCTTCACGCTCTTATTCAATGCTTTGAACACAGCTACCATTTGCTCCATGCCTGTCTTGCCCTTCAGTTCCTTCTCCGTCATGCCGATGGCCTTGGCCACCTCAAACGTATTGTTTCTGATGGCCGGAATCATTCGCGACAGTGCCGTTGCCGACATCTCCACGCGACCGCCGAGGGCATCGACCGTGGCACCGAGGGCGGCAATCTGGTCGATCGAGATACCCGCCTGTGCTCCCACGGCACCCACACGGCTCACGAAGTCGGTGATAGGTCCAGCGGCGGCAGCCGAGTTGGCACGCAGGGCGATGATGGTCGAACCCACGCGCTCCAGCGTCTCGCGGACGTTGCCGCCGTTCTTCTCCAGGTCGCCCGTGGCGTCGGCAATCTTCATCAGCGTGCGGCTGGCATCGTTACCCATTTCTGGCAGCGACACGGCAATCATGTTCGCAGCCTCGGTGAATCCCTGCACCGCCTCCTGCGTCTTCAGACCGATACTACCGGCCAGTGACGAGAACTCCATCAGTCCCGTCAGGTTCGTGCGGGTGTCCAGTTTCGCCAGGTTGTCCGACAGCCGTCCCACCTCGTCGGCGGTGAAGCCGGTGGTCTTGCGCACCTCACCCATCTTGTCCGACAGGGTCATCATGTCGTCCATCGTACCCGTCATCTTCTGCCACAGCATATTGAAGCCCATGTACATGCCGACGTAGGTCTTCAGTCGGCTCCACGCCTTGTCCCATGCCGACGAGGTGGCATTGGCCTGGCCCTCCATCTCCTTCAACACGTTCTTGGCGTTCTTCACCTCGTCGGCAAACTCCTTATACTGCTTCGAGTTCTTGCCCAGCGAGCCCTCCATGCGCTTCAGTTCGCCGTCGGCGCGCTTGATGGCGCTGCGTAGCTCGTCCAGGCTTATGGCCTCCGTGGGCTGCTTCATCAGCATCCGCATCTTCTCCTGACTCATGTTCAGGTTGTCCTGCTCGAACTTCAGGTCCTTCAGTTTCTTCGTCAGGTCGGCGAGTTTCTTCTCTTCCTCCTTGGTAGCGTCTCCGTTGGCCTTCTTGGCCTGTATGGTCTTGATGAGCGTCTCACGCTGGCGGTTGAGTGCAGCCGTGGCTTTCTGTATTTCCTCCGGCGAGGCATAGAAGCCTTTCTTGCTGTTGTCGAGGTAGTAGTTCTCGCCTGCCTGCTCTGCCAGTTTCTCGGCGTCGGCCAGCTTCATCCACTCGCCCGTCGATTCCTTCAGCTCCTGGTTCATCTGGTCGATGACGCTGCGCAACTGCTCCCACTTCTTCTGTCCGTCGGCGGTCGAGCGGTCTTGCGCCATCGCTTCCTCTTCCAGTATCTTGATGCCCTGCTGCATTTCCTCGCGGGTCATGCGGCGCGTCTGCTGTAGTTTCTCCTCAGTCTGAACCACCTGCTCCTCAGCCTCGTTCAGTCCGAGGGCTTCGGCCTTCTGTTTCTTCCAGTAGTCGAGTCTTTCCTTCCAACTTCTTATATTGTTTTTAGCATCATTAACCGCAGGTCTCCAGCCATAATTATAACCAGACTCATCACCCTCCAGCCAACTCTGAATATTATTGGCACGCTTCCAGCCTCCCTTCATTTCGCCCTGAAGTCTCTTGAAAGGATTGCCGGAGTTCAACAGCTTAACGAGATTATTGTATTCTGCTTCAAGACTGGCGACATTGTCTTCACTCTCTTTCAGCTCTTTTTCCCAAGCGTCTATTGACTCCAGACAGTTCTTAATATTCTCGTCATACTCCGACGTAGCCGCATTCAGCTTCTCGTCCAGCGTCTGTGCCAGCTTCTCCGTCTGCTGTGTGGCGGTCTGCACCTTTGCGCTACCCAGATGTTCATCAAACCGCGCCAGCACCTCGTCTGCACTGGCGAATGCCCCCTTCGTCTTTTCCGTCACACCTTTCAGCGCGTTCAGCTGTGCGGTCAGCTTCTCTATCTCCACACCCACGGCATCGAACTTTCCTTTGCCCCAGCCGTTCGGGTCCTTGATTTGCGTCTGGTATGCTTTCAGCCGCTTGATGGCCTCGTCGAGCTGATCCATGCTGGCATTGGCAAAGCCGTCAGCCTGCGACTTCAACAACGTCTGCTGCTGTTCCTGCAACTCGTCGTTCTGCTTCTTTGTCTTACGGGCAGCCTCTATACTGTATTTCTCCAGATGCTCCTCTGCGGCGATAATCTTGTTCGTCAGTTCCGTAGCCTCGTGACTACCCGACTTATACGATGCTACCAACTGCTTGGCGGCTTCGATAGCCTCCTTGATTTCGGCGGTGCTGTAGTTCTTCAGCGACAGGCTGTTCAGTCTGTCTGCCAACTGCCCCTGCCGCTCCCTGTTGCGCTCGCTCTCCACGTTGTCGAGCATCTTCAGGGCGGCTTCTGCACGGCGGAAGACCAGCGTACCCTCCTCGGCACCGTTCTTCTGTGCCAGCCAGTATTTCTTTGTCTCGGCCAGCGCATCTGCAGAGAGCGTCTTGCGCTCCATCAGCCGCTGACGCATCTGTACGGCCAGCTGTTGCTCCTGCTCCTCACGTTGGCGGACGGCCTCCTTCTCCTTCTGGGCCTGACGTACTGCTTCCACGCCGTGCGTCTTGGCGTATTCCTCTGCCTTGACAATCATCTGTGCCAGTGCCTGTGCCTCCTTGCTCGTCTCGGCGTAGGCGCCCTGCAGTTTCTTGGCATCCTCGATGGACTGGCGCAGCTCGTTTGCGCTGAGCGTACCCAGGTTGGTGCGCCCCAGCCGTCCTGCACTCTGCTCCAGTGCGGCGCGGCTGCGCTTTGCTTCCTCCGTATTGATATTCTTCAGGCGCTCCTCGATGTTTTTCAGTTCGGGGTCGTTCTTCTCTGCCCCGTCATACATGGCCTGCCAGAACTTCTTGGTCTCGGCAAAGGCAGCGTTCGAAAGCGTGCCGAGATTATCCATGCGGCTCTTCATTAGTTCCAACTGTGCTGCCTGCTGCTGTGCCTGACGGGCAGCATCCACACTGTTGTCTCTCAGGTATTGGTCTGCACGGGCTATGTTGTTTGCCAGTTCGTTGGCTTCGTCGCTACCGCTCTTATAGGTCTGGATGAGTTGCTTGGCGGCTTCAATGCCCTGTCGTATCTCGGTCTCGCTCAGCGTACCCAAGTCGTCCACCTTCAGGCGGTCGGCGATGGGTTGCGACAGCTTGGCAACCTCGGCATTCATCTGCGTCAGTCGCTCGCTCAGTCGGTTAATGGCGTCGCCACGCTCCTGCATGGTCTTTGCATCGGTAGCCTCGGTCTCTATCTTCTTCTTCAACAGTTCGATGGCCTGCTTCACCTTCTCGATGCTGACGTTCTCCGATTGTGCCATCTCAATGGCGGCTTCGGTCTCCTTGCGATTCAGGTTGGTGATGGCCTGTGCGTTCTGGTCGAAGGCTTGCGTCAGGTCGTTGATTTCCTTTTGCAAATCCTCAGCCTTCTGGCGCATCTGCGTCATTTCTTCCTCCGACTTACGTTCAGGAATCACTTCGCGCATGGTGGTGTTGATGCTCTCGTCGGCACGGTTGATTCTCTTCTTGGCATTAGTTCGGTCCGTCACGGCCTGGTCGCGGGCTTCCTTCGTCCCCATCTGGCCCATCTTCTCCAGTTCCTCGTTATACTCAGCCTGTTTCTGAGTGAGGCGTGCGGTCACGTCCGACTGCTCTTTCTCAGCAGCCGTCTCGCTCTTCGTCATCTTCTCCAGTTCCTCCTGGGCCTTTCTCAACTGCTCCTTCTTGGCAGCGAGTTTGCTGTCCAGATCCTCTCGGCGCTTCAGCAGCTGCTCCATCGTCATCTCTGCATCGGCAGACTCCTTCACGGCCTGCGTCTGCTCCTGAGTGGCTTCGGCATTCTTCTTGGCAGCCTTGGCACCCTTCTCCTGCAACTGTGTGAGGCGTTCGGTGTTGCCGGCCTTCTGCTGCTCCAGAGCGGCTATCTGTTCGTCGATTTGCTTTTTCTGCTGTTCAACGCTGATGTTGTCCTTCTTTGCCTTGGTATTCGCATCAGTAGCGGCGGTCTCCGCTTTTATGGCACCAGTCTTGGCAGCCTGATATTCTGCATAAGCCTTGTCAACGACGGCTTGCTGGCCTTTCTCGCCTTCTATGTATTTCTGCTTGTATTCCTCGGCTCTCTGCTCTTCTAAGCCTCGCTGTGTCAACTTGCCGTTGATTTCTGTAGGACCGCCTATGGCGTCGGCATCGGCTAATCTCTGCTGATAAACCTTCTTGCGACGTTCGAGTTCTTCGTTTTCATGCTGGTACGCATCGCGCAGTCGCTTCACCATGATTTCCTGCGCCTGTTCAGCAGCAGTCTGTTCCTTGACAGCTTCTGTAATACCCTTCGAGATAGACAAGAGTTCCTGCATGGTTCTTGTGCGTGCAGCCAACTTCTCGTTATCTATCTTAAACGAGAAATTACCGCTATTCTCGAAGCCAGACTTAATCAGTCCGTTATCCGTACCCGTTATAAGTTGCCTGATAATATCAAGGGTTTCTTTTTTACCACCCTCAATATTATATCGCTTTTTGAAGTCATCGACAACATCGTTGACAGGTTTTCCGCTTTGCAGCATGTAGGAACCATCTTTGCTGATGATGCCATGTTGCTTGACTGAATTTCTAAGGAAGTTCTGTGCCTCTTCGGGATTGGAAATTTGCAATTTACCGCCTTTGTACTCAAAGGACGATAACTTTTTCATTTCCTCCAATGCAGCCTTGGCTTCCTCTGCAGTCATCTTGATGGCCTGTGCCTCTTCCTTGGAGGCTTCGGCACCCTTCTTGGCGGCATCGGCTCCCTTATCCTCAGAGGCGGTCAACTCGTCACGGTGCTTTTTCAGCAGTTCAATGGCGCTGTCCAGATCCTGATTGTCCTTGGTCAGTCTCTCCAACTCCTGCTGCTCTTTCTTTGTGAGCTTTATCTTTTTATCGGTGGCCTCGTTCTGCTGCTCGGCAGCCTGTGCGGCTTTCTCAGAAGCGGCGGCAATCTTTTCTTTCTGCTCAGCTTCCTTCTGTTCCAGATCGTTCAGTTCGCCTTTCAGCTTATTTACTTTCTCCGTCTGTCCGGCTTCGTGCTCACGGGCCTTTTCCAGATAGGACTGAGCGGCCTCGATGCGTATCTGCTGGTCGTCGGTGCCCTGGCTCTTCTGGATGGTCATAAAGCCCGTTATATCGTCATAGCGCATGTTGGCGAATTTCTTCTGCACCACATCGCTACGCTCCAGCGTCTTTACCAGTTTGCGGGCTTCTTCCTCAGTTATTTGGTAGTATTCCGCCAGTTGTTTAACGGGTTCAACAGCAGGGGTGGCGAAGAACTTATCTTCCGTCGCGCCCTTCACCTTCTTGATAATCTCGTAGAATCGGTTGGCCACGTCGAGCATGTCGTCCATCTGCTTTTTGTCGTCGCCCAGACCCATCGCGGTCAGACGGCCATCCTTGCTACCCTGCACGCGCTTCAGGGTTTCCTCCCACTGGCTGATGCTGCCAGCACCCTTCTTGCTCTCGGCCTCTATCTGCTGACGCTTCTCGGCAATGGCATCCTGAATGGCTTTCAGGCGGGCTTCCAGTGCCTTGACCTCCGAGTCATCCACCTTCGGTTTGATAGGCTCCTGGTTGATTTTCTTCTTGGCATCGTCCACACCGCTGGTATCCACAGTCGGCTTGACGGGCTGTTTGCTCAGGGTGTCAAGATCCTGCTCCAGTTTCTCGACCTCCTTCTCCAGACCGCTCACCTTCTCCTGCTGCTTGCCTACCGCCTCGGCATGCTTTTCGGCTTTCTCAGCGGCTTTCTCAGCGGCTTTGGCTTCCTTGCCTTGCTCCTTCGTCAGCTCGTCAACCTCCTTTTCCAGCTCACCAACCTTTTTTGCCTGTGCGTCGTATGCCTTGATGAATCTGTCTGCCTCGTCGTATATCTGCTCGGCCTGCTGCTTGCGGCTACGTGCGTCGGCTATCTTCTGGTCGCGCTTCTTGATTACCTCGTCCAGATGCTCCTGCTGCTCTATCTCGTCGCGTAACTCGTCGAGTTCCTTGCTACGCTGGGCCATCTTGTCGCTAAGGCCCTTCATGGTGCCCTCTATGCCCTCGCGCTCCTTCTTGGCAGCCTGCATGGCAGCCTCGCCGTCGGCATGGCGCAGGTTGATGCTCTCCTGCGTCAGTGCGTTCGACAGTCTGAGTGCATCCTGCTCAGAGGCTATCTCGCCTTTCAGACTACGCTCGGTGGCAGCCACCATTTCTATAGCCTGAGCCACCTCGTTCATCTGTGCTTTCATGTTGCGCCAATCCTCACTGTTGGTAACTGCCAGACGCGACAGGTCTTCCAGCACCTCCTTGGCACGGGTCAACTGTACGGTGCTAACGGAACTGCCGTCCTTCAGCGACTGCATCATGGTCACGATATCCTCCTTGGCACGGGTCACGTTGCGGTCGGTGGCATCCATCAGGCGCTGCAACTGGTTCCAGTATTTGCTACCTGTCTCTACAGTGCTCTGCACGAGCTTTGCAGCGTTATAGACAGACTTGTTGAACTTGGCCGACATCTGGTCAAGCGTACCTTGGTTGAACTCCTTAATACCCTTCGACAGCGTGTCGATACCCTTGGTATATTCGCGCATGCCTTTCTGCAAAGCCTCCAAGGTCTTGGTCTGCGCTTTCAGTCTGCCCTCGATGTCGGCAATGACCTTTGCAGACGCTCCGGCAGCCTTGGCGTCAGCCAGCTCCTTGTCGAGCTTTTCCTTGGCTACGCGGGTGTCATCACATGCCGTCTGCAGCGATTTCATTACTGGGTTCGCCTTACCGGCGTTGGCCACAAAGTCAATGTGGATAAGTTCGTGACGTGTTGCCATATATCTTGTATTCTGTGTTGGTTTCTAATGATGGTTATCTGTCAAATCTGCCGCGACGCTGCCGTCTGAAGAGGGCGCGGTTCACGGCATCGTGGGCATCCTGATTGTCGCCCATAGCGTAAACCATGAACATGGTTCCGGCAAAGGAGAACTCCCTACGGGCCATCGATGCGAACTTGGCGGCCTGCGTGCGCATCTCCGTCACCACGAATGGCTTACCCTTTCGACTTCGCTTCGGTACGGGGATTGGCTGCCAATAGGGATGCGGGATGTTGGGCACAGGACCATTGTAGGGGTCGTTCTTTCCTACAGCCAGTTCTACGAATCTGGAATAGTACAGGTACTTGGCGGCAAACACCTGCGTGTCGCCACCGCTCGTCGCCCATGTCTTCCACCACAGCGAGCGCTTCATGGCACCGGTACGCACGGCATTCAGTCGCTCCACGTTCTCCTCGGTGTTCTCGCGGCTGATGCGCTCGAAGTTGTTGATCCACGACATGATGCGTTCGTCGCGCCAGTCCCATTCCCAGCGTTTCACCTTGTCGCCATACTTGTCGCTGGCCCAGCCCTTCTCCTGTACTTCCGAAATCAGTGCCATAGTCTTACTCGTCTTCGTCTGTGCTGACTGGTGGCATCTTGTCCATCAGCCTTACCGTCACCATTGCCAGACAATGCTGCCAACGGTGTTTCAACTCCCCGCCGTGACGTTCTATCACGTCGAGTCGCTTATATAGTTCAGCTTCCAGAAGTCCTAAAGACCCAGGGCCTTCCTTGGGCAGGTCGTGCTTCTTCAACTCCTGTTCGCAGAAGGCGAGGAAACGCTGTGTACGCAGGTTGGCCGATTCGTGCGCCTTGCGGATGCGCTCCGCCAGTCGCTTGTAGTAAGCAGCATCGTGGGGGGCATTCTTCTTGTTGCCGTTATCCCCTGATTCCGTGATACCGTCATTTCTACTCACACCCTTTATTTCTGCCATCTTCTCCAGCAGCGCCATTGCTGCCAGCTCTGCATCGTCAGGCTCCGGTGTCATGGGTGCAGAGGCAACGTCCTCTACACTCAGCGGCTTCGGCTCCTGCTTCTGCTTCTTGTGGAATATGTTCTTTAATGATTTCATATATTACCTTTTTGTCGGAAAGATACTACGTATCAAACTTAAAGTCAAGGGCAGACGAGCCGAGGGCAGAATCCATGAGTTTACTCAATGGTTATGCCGAGGCGATGGATGCGCTCAACCGCAGGTTAAGGGCAGACGAGCCGAATAAAAATAATCGTCGAAATATTTGGTGGTTTCGGAAATTCTTTGTACCTTTGCAGTGCTTAAATGATTGTGCGGTACAAGATGATGCCGCCACTGATGGTGGCATTTGTTGTATCTGCCATAGTAAAAATGATACCCATTAGGGCAGTAACCGCGTCGGGTAACGGAAACGTCCCGGTGGCTTGCACAATCAGCCATAGCAACGCGCAGTGCTGCCTTATATTTATGCTAAAACTGATATGGCGAAAAAGGGAGAATACAAATACTCAGACGAAGAGTTGGCCGACATCGCATCAAAATATACGGTGCTGACAGAGTTTCGTAAGAAGGAACCTAAAATCTACGATGCGATAGTCAGTCGTAAGAAGTTGAAGGAGTTCTGCGGCCACATGAAGCGTGGAAGACGTGAGCGCTATACCGACGAAGAACTGGCGGAAATTGCGTCAAGGTATGACAGTCTGAAGGAGTTTCGTGAGCGGGAACCTAAAGCCTACGACAGAATACACAGCCGTAAAAAGATGGAAGAGTTTTGCGGTCACATGAAGCGAGAGGAACGTATCCCTTACACTAACGATGAGTTGGCCGATATTGCGTCAAGATACGACAGCGTCGCGGAGTTCATCAAGAAGGAGAAGTCCGCCTACCAGACAATAAGCAGGCGCGGACTGATGGATGAACTGTGTGCTCACATGAAGCGCGAAAAACCGAATTACACAGACGAAGAGTTGGCATCGGTCGCCAGGGTCTACAACAACCTTACACAGTTTAAACGGGAGCAGCCAAATATTTATTCTGCTATACAGCGCAGAGGTTTGATTGCTAAATTGTGTAACCACATGAAGCGGAATATGAGAGCCGACTATACACGCGAGGAACTGGCTGCGATTGCAAGCGAATATGATGACCTAACCGTGTTCAGAAAGAAACAGCGATACCCTTATTTCGCCATTGTCCGTCGAGGATTGTTAGATGAATTGTGCGGCCACATGAAGCGCAACATGCGGGAATCCTATACCGATGAAGAGATAAGGGTAGCGGCTTTGAAGTGTAAGACAAAAGAGGAGTTTCGCGAGAAAGAAGGCGGTGCATATAATGCTGCAAGAAGGCGCGGTATCTTTGAAGAAGTATGCAGTCACATGGAAGAACTGAGGCGACCCAAGGGATTCTACACCAAAGAGTATTGTCACGCTGTAGCTTTGGGATATAAGACGAGATGCGAATTTCAGAAAGGGAGCGGTTACGCTTACCAACACGCCTTTAAAGAAGGATGGCTTGATGATATCTGCGGTCACATGGAAGTTGTCGGAAACTGGATGAGAAGAAAGATATACGCCTTTACGTTCTCTGACGGATATGCTTATATCGGCCTGTCGTTTAATCCCGAACATAGACGTAGACGTCATACGGACGTTGAGAAGAAGAAGTCGGCAGTATATAAGCATATAGAGGAAACAGGAGCATCGTATGAGTTTAAGATACTGACGGACTGGCTCGATATAGACGTGGTGGGAAAGATGGAGGATGAATACATTAGGAAGTATGCAGCAGACGGATGGAAGATGCTTAATCGGGTTAAAGGCGGTGCTCTTGGCACTCCAAACCCAAAGAAGAAAAAATGAGTGCAGGTAGCCGTAAGGCTGCCTGCACTCGGAATATATGTTTAACTAATAGTTGCGTTGTCAAGCACCTTCAGAGGATAGTGTCTCAACGACTCCTGTCTTACTGTTATCCAAGGTTGTGAGAGTCTGTAATTTTACCACCCAGCATCCACGATCACTCCATCCATTGAAGCGGCTGATAGCTTCGAGCAGATTCAGATAAAGGCGCTGGTGAATGTTCAGCTGCTGCTGTTTGAGTAGAGCCATCTCACGCAGGGCCGTGCCGCCATTGCTGGCTGCAACCATAGGCACACCAACGAGGCGCGGGTCAATCTGCAATGCCAGAAAGATGGGCGAAGTGGAAAGTTCAAGTTCTTCTTTGCCGGCCTTCACTGAATCGTTGGTGGTTTCTGTAACATCAACTATTTCTACACTCTTATGTTCTTTGCCATCGGGTCCAGTCCACATCCACTGACGCATGGTCTTGCCGTTGTTCTCGCGGCGCTGAAGGAAGTCCTCTAACGACTTGTCGAGTTGGTCGATAAACTCCTGTTTCTTTTCAGGATTTCCTTGATACCCTTCATCACTAAAGACATCATTGAGGTAGTCTAAGGACACAAACAGAATTTTTCCGAACGTCGTGGCATTATCGCGCTGCTTGTACTTATCGTACAGAATGGTGGCCGAGAAGTCGAAAGCCTTGGAGGTGAAGACGCTCCACCACGCCGGCTGGGGATAATATGGTTTGTTTAAGCTCGGGTAGAACGTCGGGCATACAATCCAAGTTGGGCGATCCTTTATGCGGGTGCGCTGGTTTGAGTCGATAATATACTTCAAGTCTGACAGCAAGTGCTGTGGCATACAAGCAGGGTACATCTTGAACGAGTTATCCTGCGTAGCGTTGGTGACAGTCTGTGTACCTGCGGCACCCTTACGGCGTAGTGAGTCAGAGTAGTAACATGCGTTAATGTGATTTTGGCTATTACGCACACTCAGTCTGGTGCTATGGGCTGGGAGCATGGAGAGTTGAACTATCTTTGGCTTCCACTGCCCTCTTCTGCCTCTCTGCAGTCCGATGGTTGGGAACGACATTTCGAGCATCACATGATCTTGCATGCACTGTGCAAACTGTAGATCAAGGTTGTTTTCCTCAATGAACTCCTTAGAGCCTGGTACATGTTCCATGTCGCCCATCGCGTCCTTCTCATCGTATCCGTACCAGGTACGTTCCCAGTCGGCGTACATTTCCTTCAAGCGTTTCAAGGCTTTATTCTCAGGTTTCTTTGGCTCTACGCCGATATTGCCGAGTAACTCCTCTGCTTCGCCGATGGGCGTATTCTCCTTGGCCTCCAGTTCGTCAATTTTCTGCTGCAACAGTTCGCCGGCATCCTTAAACTCTACCATCTTGCCGTCAGGCATACGGAACATATAGCGATAGCCAAGCCCCATTATCAGGTCGGCAATATAGCGTAAGGGTGCAGACGTATAGGGTGACGACATAGCCAGTGGCGGTATAACCGAAGGGATATTGTCGCCGGCACCCCATTTCACGTATCCGTCACCCAGTGGATTGCCGTCCTTGTCATTCACCTTTACAACGGTATCCGTGCGTCCGTCGAAACTCCACGCCACCTTGCTTAGCGGTCCGTTGCTCCAGCCGCCGCAACCCATCGAGACCGCCATATCCTGTGCGCCAGCATTGGCAGCGTCACCAACAGCCAACGATATGTCCCTGACTATGCCCGGACGGAGCACGTCAATGGGAACATAATGTTTGGCCATCAGTTCACGATGGATATTCTGATAATCGGAAAAAGTCTTCGGCTTGTGCGTAACCATTCCGCCACTGCCCTGCTTTTTATTTTTATTGCCCATAGCCTATTTAGAATTTGTGATTATGCCTGCAAGATAATGCCTTACAGGCATGAAGTCAAGGGCAAACGGCCCTCGCTTTTTATCATCTCAGAATACCAGCAAGGTTTTGGTATCTCCCCTTCAGTCTGCCACCAATCGTTTTGTTGCCGTTGGTAAAGAAGCGGCAGCCTATGAGCAGCGTATCAAAAGCGTCCGTTACGTCCGTTCTGGTTCTGGGGTCAATGCTACCCTCCGTACCTTCGCCTTTTGCATGTAGCTTTTCACCACCCTTATACTTGCGTATGCCGTTCGGTCCCTGTTCGCAAGCACAGTTCTCAATGGCTGTTATCAAGTATTCGTTACGGTCTTCATCGGCGTTGATGCGAACGGCAGGGCCTTGCTGGAAACTGAATACATCACAGATAAACTGGAACTTCTGGTTATGCTTCATGGGAGAGCCGATATCAACGGGTGTTACGCTGGCACGGGCGCGCCTCAGTTCCTCGATAACTACATCATTGAAGTTTTGCGCCTTGGCTCCCTCTACAGCGTATGCCAGTGACGCACCTTGCTTTGCCGTACTGTCATAGTAGTAAATGAAGTCGCCGCCACGGTCGATGAACGGACGGTAGTAGCGGCACATATTGCGTATCAGAGCACGTATCTTCTGCTCGTTCATGGTGAACATACTTTTGAGCACCATCAGAGTCTCACGGCCTTCAAACTTACGAAGTTGCCCGATAACCACGCAGTTCAGGTTGGCATTGTAGTCTAAAGCTATCCTGATGGGAAGATCATAGTCGATGTCTAAGTCCAGGCTGCAATCGTTCACCAGCGACGTGCGTGTCAGGTCGATGGCGTCATACTCCACGGCGGTGGGGTTGTTGGCTTGGTCTAAAGCTGTGCGGCTGTAGCGGGTCGTATAATCAGACAGCAGTTTATCCATCACGGCGAGGTCGCTCTGATGGTAAGTATGCAGTTCCGAATCGTAGTTGCAGTAATATCCATCACGTGCCAATCCTTTGCGTTGGCCAAGAATCTGAATATTGTACATCAATGGGGGTAAGGTTCGACGCATAGTTCTGAACCATTCTTCTCCCAATATCTCGATATTGCTCAAACTGCTGAAACGGAAAAAAATCTTGCTCTTGCAGCGCAATTCATTGATACGTTTCAAGAATCCGTCTACGTGCCACAATTCAGGCATCTCATCGGCTTCGGCCAGCATCAGGTCTATCTCGTGGTTGATGTCGTCGGTCTGCGTCTGCTCCTCCTGCTCCCAGAGCGCCTGCTTCTGCGTGATGGACGGGTCGCTGACAAAGAACTTCGAGAGGTATAGCGGGTTATAGTCCACGTTGTAGCCGAAGGTATATTTGGCGGTATTGCGAAAACCGTCGCCCATCAGTCCGCTGCCCTTGGAGATCAGTTCGGGTCGGATAGCAGGAAACAACTCTTCCTTCATCTTCAGGAACGGCAGGTAGCGCGTCTCGTCGGCAGCTGCGCTGGAGAGTGTCATACCATTAACACTGGCGCGTACTGCCATTGATATGGAGTACCAGCACGCACCTGTGTTAAAGATGGTTACGTTTTCCCAAGAACGGGGCTTGCTCAGAGGCAACGGCCAGTGGAGTTTGGCAGGCGGTCGCTGTCGCATGAAGTCACGACCTTCTACGAGACCCATCATCTCCAGTCCCTTCACCACAGCAGGCCATGTCTTGATGTAGAGCTGCTTGATGCTGCAGCCCAGGAATACGTTACTGCTACGTGGAATGCGCAGGGAGGTTTCTTTTACGTGCTCGGCAATGTCGGTGGTCTTACCCGTACCGCGCCCTGCCACCTCGTAAGTCTCACGGCAACGGTAGCGACGGCGCTTTGACTGTGCCTCGTTCTCGTAGATATACCGCTGGTTAGGCAACTCCTTCTCTTCTCGCTCTTCCTCGTCGGCATCGCCTGTCGGTTCTGCCAATGGGAGCATACGACCCAGAGCCGCGTCGCTGTCGTTGTCTGAAAAGCCTACCCTACTCATTATTCTTCCTCCTCTTTCATTTCCTGTGCTGCAGGTTGCTGTGATTCTCCGATGGCCTTTCCGTCCTTGTCAACAACAAGTCCGTGCTCGTCAATATGTGCGCCCCACTTTGTAGCCAGTTCCAAACGGCGTTCTGCACTGACACGCTTTCTGGTCGGGTCTACCTTCGTCACGTCGGTAGTCGGTATCAGTTCGGTATAAGATGCCTCGCTGATGCGGTTCGGGTCTTCCTCCTCGCGGTCAAGTCCACCGTATTTGTACTGTTGTTTAAGGCCCATGTCAACAATGGTCATATTGCCCGTGTCAAAGCCAGTGGAGATCATACGCTCTGCGGTACGGATGCCACGATACTGTAGCGTCTTGCGCGACGGCAGTTTCAAGAAGTGCTCCTGAATCCATTCAAACCACTCAGCATCCTTCTTTGCAGCCGTCAGCAGGTCGCCTCTATCCTTGTATTTCTTGTCATCAGCCTTTAGCATCGAACGTGCCAACTCCAATGGATTGACGTATGGGTTCTGTAGCCATGCCATGTAGATGGCCTTCACCCGCGTCAGCCTTGCCTTCTGAGGTTTGGTAATGTCAAGGTCAACAATAGGCACGTCGGCCTCGAAGTGGAGCGTAATACCCCGCTTCACCTCGTCTGGTATGTTGTACACGAAGTTTGCCATAGTCTAAATTCTTGAATACTCCTTCTTCGCATCAAAGCTCGGACAGCTCTTGATCCACTCCTGCGGCTCGACAATGCCATTATGGTTCTTGTCTGGCGAAAAGTCGCGGTGGCCACTGATCTTTGCCTTGGGGTATAGCTTACGTAACTCCACCAGCAACGAGAGCAAAGACGCCTTCTGGGCCTCCGTTCGCGTGTCCTTTGCCTTCAGCTTATTGTATGGCACGCCTGGCTTGTTCTCCAGACCGCCCACGTATGATATGCCGATGCTGTGTGCGTTATAGCCGTTGACGTGCGCACCGATAAGGTCAACGTCACGTCCGTTCCATTTCTCGCCATTCAGTCCTATCACATAGTGGTAGCCGATGTCGCTCCAGCCGTTCTTCTTGTGTTCGGCACGAATCTGGTCAACAGTCATTGCCTGTCCCTCCCTTGATGCCGTACAATGGATGACGATATCCGTTATCACCCTGCGTGACTTCTTCAGGTTGAAAGCCTGTTTGACTACCGCAGGCAGCAGTTTTGCCAAAGTGGCCGGACCCGCTATGCCGTCTGGCGTCAGGTTATGTTCACGCTGCCATGTCATCAGCGTCTCACGGGTGAGCGGGCCAAACTTCCCGTCTTGCACCAAGTGCAGCGCACCCTGTATCTGTTTCACTACAGGGCCGCTGCTTCCAAGTTTATAAAGTGTAGCCATAATTTAATATCGGATATTTACCATGAACCGTTAATCTATCAGGGCCATTCGCCTAAAGGACCGTTTACGTTTGGGATGGGGAACGATGGGCACCACTCCGTAATGTCACCTGTCACCGCATCAATAAAGATGGGATCACCGATGGTTCCCAACACCCACTGAGCGTTACAGTTCCTCGGACCTACTGGCAGTCGCAGCACCATGCCCTTTGCAGGTGGGATGACACCGTTCCACTCCTTCAAGCGTTTCAGCACGTCCATAGGCCACAGCTTAATCTCGCAGTTTTCCAGTTCGTCGTCCTCAATCCATACGTCGATGATAGGATGCGGAATAATCGTACCCTTCACGACGTTAGAACTGATGTACTGAACGTGAGGCCCCTCGTCATTCCAATAGAAGAACACGTCAGTAATGTCAGTGATGTGCAGGTCGTCGATGTTCTCAGCCTTGATGGTATCGTTGAACACCACTTGCAGGTTGCGCCACTCGTAGGTCGTACCACCAATCATGTTGAACATCGTCTGACGATGCAGCGCCACGATGTTAGCCACGCCAGCCGTAAAGTCCTGTACCACGCCGTCATAGTCGCTGCCAGCCACCACTACGGCTTTCTCCTGCGGTTTCTCACTCTTGCCGCATCCGTTGCAGGATGCCATCATGCCTACGACTATCGTCATCAGCATGCAGAAAAGAATCTTTTTCATCTTTCGTTTTTGTGTTTTGTTAATAATGTTTTGTTTATTGTGTCGCGATAATCGCGCCTCAATCAATATATTCTTCCGCTTCCTCCCATCCCGTATCGGGCTTGTAGTCGTCGCGCTCCTTTAGGTACATCACCCTCATGCCCGACAGCGACTGCCAGCGGAAACCCAGGTCATGCAGCTGCTTCTCTGCCGACGGCCACGGGTCGCCGACATCAATGCTTGCCCTTAATCCCATAGCGTCTCTGAGTTGCCCGACATCCATAATTTCTACATCAAGATCGAACCTCGGCCAGGGCATCCAGCGCTCGTTGAACGCCATCACCGCTGCCGTCACGTTGTCATCCACCGCGTCGATGTCCGTCACCTTCTTCGGCGCTTTCTCTTCGTCGTTCTGTGCCATATCTGGAAACTTACTCGGAATCGTCACATTCTTCATCGTCGGCGAACTGAGCTCTCTGAGCTTCAAGTTCCTCGTCCGTCAGATACAGGTTCCAGTCGATGCAGAGGTTCAGTGGCTCGTCACGCTGGAACTGTAGCATTACCGCAAACCAGCCGTTCTGCAGCGGACCGACACTCAGGATGTCGATGTACGCACCGTCAAGGTTGATGCGCGCGAAGTCGCCTTTGATGTCGTTGTCTATCTCCTCATCATGCTTCTTCTTCAGCCACGACAGGAAATTCCTTGCATGAAACAAGGCCGTCTCATACGCCACAGCCGCCTCGTCGCCGTCGGCCATTTTCTCGGCCCTGACAAAGAAGTAAATCGGGTAGTTCAGCACAGGACACTCAATAGGTCCGCTACCGTCCACCCCACTCTCCATCACCACGCATGGCGAAAAGGCGTTACTGATATCCTTGGCCATATCCACCACGCCCATCTGCGAGTCCGTCAGGTAGAAGCGTTTGTTCTCCTTCGTGTGCCGCATGTACTTATACCGCTCGCACCACTGTTTAACAATCGAATGAAAAGTCATAGTCGTTTTGTGTTTGTGTTGTTACACCTTTATCTGGTCGAGGTCGATGCCGTAGAGCTTGGCGCTGTTGGCAACTGCCTCCGTCACCGTCCCAGGACCTCCGATCTTCACCATCTCGCGGTACTTGTCCTGCCACTTCTTCACGTAGGCATCGTGCTTCTCGCCAGGTTCCTTCGGGCCTCGGGTGTCACGCAGCGCATTACGCAACTGCTTTACGCGCGCCTTCTGCTCTTTCGTCAGCTCGACTTCCGTTCCCGTTGGTTCCCCTGCAGGCAACACATGCGCCTGCCCCAGGTCATCGACGGTAACACGGCCAGCCTTCACCGCCTTCGCCCACTCAGCGTCCAACTCCTTGCGGATGCTCTTTACCTGACTGTCAATCCTCGTGGCGGTCTTTGCCCACTTCTCGCGGTCAGCATTCTTGGCGTTCGGGTCGTTCATCAGCAGGCGCATATTCTCGCGTGCTTCCTCCAGAGCGCGCATCAGCTCGCCATACTTGGCCGCACGCTCCTGCGTCTTTTTCGGCAGGATATGCACGTACTGGGAAATATGTTCCGGCCTCGGGATGATAGCCGTCGTTCCCGTCGTGTTAGCGTCGGGCTTATGGGGAGTGCCGCCTGTCTGTGCAGGCTTGGCTCCGGCGGCGCCTTTTGGCACTTGGTTATAGGGCGCAGCCGCTCCCCCACCCTTATCGTTGTGTTTGTGTTGATTGTTGTCAGCCACCGTTCCAGTCGGTTTTCCGACGGGTTGAACCACTGTGTTCACGCCCTGCTTCGCCACAGGCTTTGCCCCGTCCGGCTCACCCATCGTATTCAGACACTTCACCATTCTTCGGATGCTTCTGTAGGCAGCCTTGCCATACAGTCTGTCAGGCAGCCACGTGTCGGCCATGTTCGAGAACGATGACAGTAATCGTGCGCCCTCTTCCCAGGCGCGGCATTCCTCGTCGTTCCATCGGCCACTCACCTGCATCACGTTCTGCAACTGCGCCTCCGGTTCCTCGGCACGTCTCAGCAGCATCTTTGCAGCGGAGCGCAACCACTCCCCTACCCGCTTCGCTATTGTCAGCCGCTCGCCGGCATCCATATTGTCGTACCTCTTGAGGTACTCGCACAATTTTATCTTCTTGATCATAGTCGTTACTCTTTTGGTTTCTGCTCTTTCTTCATCTCCTGCTGTTCCTTTGCCCACATCATGTAGCAATAGCGGAAAGCGTTTTCGCCCAGCTGCTTGATAACCTTACGGATGACTGACGGCTGCTGCGACTGTTTCGCACGAATCAGGTCGAACTCCTTCAGGATCATCTCTGCGTCGTTCGTACCGAAGCGTCGGAGGAACACCTCGTAATCATTCTTCGTGTTGTAGTGGATGCCGTATTTTGCCTTGGCATCTCGCATCATTTTCAGCATCTGCTTCACGGCCTCCTTGATACCTTCCAGCACACGCTCTCTCGGCACATCCACCATCTGCATCCCCTGTTGCTGCAACTCCTGTTCGATTTGCTGCTTCTGTTGGGTCTGCTCCTGTTCTGGGGCTTTCGCCTCTTGTTTCTTCTTAGTCATATCTCAAAATTAAAAATTAGATATTTTCAGTCTCAGTTAAACCAGCGTATTTCAGGATGGCCTTTGTAGCCCTTCTCCCATACGAACCACGCATACGCCGTTGCCGAACCTGGGCTGTGCTCGAAATCGCCGTTCTTCGCGCATTTGAGCCGCGAGCGACTGACCCAAACCCGACGGGGGGGGGGTAATTTTCAAAGAGCCGTGCTCTACCCTTTCCTTCCAGAAAAGTCAACTTCAGGAACATCGCTACCTTGCTACCATCCTGCACGATCTGCATCGCCTTTTCAACGAACTCCTGTGCAAAGGCATAGGGCGGATTTGTTACGATGTCGCCTATCCAGTAGCGGTTTTCGGCACTCAGGAAGTCGGCCACCTCTCCGTAGCCCCTGTCCGCAAGGTCTCTACTCACCACCTCGTAGCCATGCGCTTTCAGCACCTCGCTCATGTGACCCTCGCCACACGACGGTTCAAGAATGAACTTACTGAATTGCTCCAGTCTGCACAGCCACTCGGTAGCAGACGGTTCCGTAGCATAGTAGTCCTTGTCGGCCCGTTCCTCGTCGCAATGGTTACTTGCTCCGATGGTCTTAAACGTACTGGCGTTTCCGCCCTTCCAGTCTCGTGCCATAGTCGTTTTATTTGTATTTCCAAAACTCCAGTTTCCCAATTTGAACAAGTCCGTTTCTTTGATCAAAGCATATTGTAGAAAAATGCTTTTGCCATGCGACACGGATTCCGAACAATTCAAAATACCATTTCAACTCTCCCATAATCCAAAATCATTATAACTTTGTGGAGGTAGAGGGAGTCGAACCCTCGTCTTACTGACTTATTATAGAAACTTTGTTACGTGCGTTGGGCTGACCAGATAGCTGGACGAGCGTTCCACCACCGCATTTTGAGAAAACGCGGAAAACGTGAGCCGTGACCTTTATGTTCCTTCGCAAGTCACCTGCGAGGTGCTTATGCAGCTGCGCGCATATTAGCACGGGGAGTCATATTGACAACCTTAGCGTTTATTTGTTTTGTCATTTCAAGGCATGACTGCCTGCACGATCTCTTGCCTTCCATCAGCAATCAAAACCAAATACCCCCCCAATGTCAAAGAACAACATTTTTTGTCTTTTACCACAAAGATACATATATGTGATTCCTACGTCAAGGGCAACCTGAGACGAGAGCAGAATCCATGAGTTTACTCAATGGTTATGCCAAGACGATGGTTGCACTCGGCGACAGCCAAGGGCAAATAAGACAAAGGCGATAATTAGCCTATTTAGTTAATAATACTTAAAACTGTGTGACTTTGCGGTTGCAAAGTTGTGCGGTTGCAAAACTTTTCCTATCTTTGCACCAGCTGATAGCTCTAATGCGAAAGGATTCCGCTACAACAGTCCTGAGCAAGCGGGCATGACGTCGGCAACAAAGCTACACATTATGAACACTTTATCGACAAGCCTATCACAGGCACTTTGTGCATCTGTATTGCATAGTTGCATAGTTGCACAACCACACAATTACAAAACCGCATATCCACACAACTATGCGGCTAAACACCTATTATATATAATTATGCAGTTGTGCGGTCGTGTAATTGCATGGTTTTGTAACCGCATAACCACACAAATACAATACTGCACAATTATATATATTTGCAACTACACAACCGCACATTTGCACAGAAGCACAACCAAACGCCCGCACAATCGCACAAACGCAATACCGCACACATCTGCATATTTGCAGTTGTGCAACCGCACATTTACACAATCGCAAAATTTTAAGCTACAACAAATATTATAAGGAGTAAAACTATGAGTAAGAACAAAGCTACACATCTGCGTCACATCGTGACCGTAAGCAACAACAAGGGTGGGGCAGGAAAGACCACCACAGTATTGAACTTAGCAGTGGCCATTATGAAACGAGGCTACCGCGTTCTTGTCATCGACATGGATCCCCAGTGCAACCTCTCCACCAGTATCGGATGGGATATGAAGCGTCAGGGAACAAAGAAAGAACCCGGAGAACCTACGATGTTCACAGCACTATGTGAGGGGGCAAACATTCCCGTCTACCGCAACAGCATCGGACTGTATTACACGCCATCGTCACGATGGATGGAGGATGCCGACGTCTATCTGAACAGTAACAAGGTGACAGACCCAGTAAGAGCCTTACGCGCCTTGTTGGCCGAACCTATCGACGACCACACCGGCGAAGGACTCACAGAGTGGGAGAGCAGCTTTGATTTCATCTTCATCGACACCCAGCCAGCCATGAGTCGTGTCACGGTCAACGCCGTATGCGCAGCCGACGGCATTATCATTCCCGTTGAATTGGAACAGTTTGCCGTGGACGGCTATGTCGAGACCATCGGAAAGATCATCAAGATTAAGAAAGTCTCAAACCCGACGTTACAGATTCACGGCATATTGCTCACCAAGGTAAACAGCCGCCTGAAGAATGCAAAGAACTGGGAGGCCGACATGCGCGACCAGGGTGACGTTTTCAATGCAGTCATCCGTCGCTCTAACGATATCACCAACTCGCAAGACCGCAGCTACGACACCACGCCGGATGCCTGCCACGACATCTTCAGCTATCGTGGCGCCAGGAGCAATGTCAGCGAAGACTTTATCATACTTGCAGACGAATATCTGAAGAAATGGGGAAAGTAACATAACTGCACAGCCGCATAGTTGTGCGGTTGCATAACAAGTTTTAAATGTCAAACAAAATAGAAGTTATCACATTATGGCAAAGAAAGAAGAACCCCGCCGCCGTTCACTCAACGCACTGATAGAAGCGGCAGCAAGTGAAGACATCGACGTGGCAGGCATCGACACAGAGCCACAAAACCAGCAGGTGCAAGAGAGTGTGTCATCCTCTTCGTCATCATCCAGTAGTAGTGGGAGTGAATCATTCCCTACCAAGAAGGCGACAACCATTATGCCAAAGGAAGTGTTCAACGCCCTGCAGATGTACTGTACGCAGACTGACACACCGAAGCACCGTGCCCTCTATCTCTTTATTCTTGACGGCCTACATGCTGCAGGCCAGATTTCCGACAACGACTACCAGCGCTTCCGCGATATGGCCGCATTACTTACTACCACCTACGAAAAGAAGTAAGACTATGACTACAAAACTCGACCGTCTGAAAGCACTGAACGCCACGTTGCTGGAGTGTAAGACAGAATGTGTGAAGGATGCCGATGAATGGCAGATGTACGACGATATGGCAAAGCGAGTAAAGCAGGCCATTATCGACGAAGAACGTAGGCTCGGTTACATGGCCGTCTATCCCATCGAGGACGGCCAGGCCGGAGCACTTCTTTTTACCGGCACGCCCGAACAGTGCGCCGTGTGTGTAGAAACTCTTCTTGAAGGCCATCCGGAAATGAAGGGCAACATTATTATTACAAACATTTAATTCACCAAATTAACAAAGCTACACATTATGGAAAGAACAAACAAGTTGTTCACAGTGACCCTGTGCAAGTATGCAAACATGGCCGTGGAAGCCGACAACCCACAGCAGGCAATGGACATAGCCAAGCGCTATATCAAGGACCACATCAGTGACAAGGATTTTGAGGACTCTGAGATCGACGTGTACGGCACCGATGCCTACGCATGTGGCATCGACGACATGTGTCTGGAGTCAGGCGAGAAGGTCTTCTGCCAGGATGGTGTCATCACCGCCGGACAGTATGAGAAGATTGTCAACGACGAAGATATCCCTGCACCAAAGCCGGATAGGGGAGAGACTGTCGTTACTATCGCTCCTGATGGCATGGAAGAGTGGTAGGGTATGGCAACCTGGTTTCAAGTAAAGTACACAAAAGGGACGGTTCTCTTTGTGTACTTTTTCTTTGGTCGAAGAAAACCAAGAAGTTATAAGTTTGTCCGAAAACAGAGGGCTTGCAAGAAGTTTGTTGTTATAAATTTGTCCGAGTTTAATACGAATCTTCGACCGAAACTTATAAATTTGTCCGAGTTTGATACGAATTTTCGACCGCTCTGATAATCAGTAAGTTACAACGATAGACATAAAACACTTTTGTTTTTACTAAAAAAAAGAAATCACACCAGATCAGATTCTTGTGTTTTTCTTTATAGGATATAAGAATAAAAGTATATAAGGTTGGCTAAGTGCTTGATAATCAATACATCTACATAGGCAACTCGGACGGATTAACAGGTTTTTACGGACACATTCATAGGTTTTGTCCGACGGATTAACAGATATTCCCGGACAGATTAACAGCCAAATTCGGACGGATTAACAGGTTTGACAAGTCCAACTCGGACGGATTCATAGTTTTTCTCGGACAGATTTATAGGTCGGAGAAATACAACTCGGACAGATTTATAACTTTCACGCCTGCGTAATAACTCGGACATGCTTATAGCTTTTTTCAGGCAATAAGAAACAGCCAAAAACAAAATATTTTCGTAACTACCTGAAAATAATTGCAAAAACATTTGGTAGTTTGCGGACATTTTTATAACTTTGCAGCCGAAAGCGAGAACGAAGCTACAACCGTTCAAGCAATCAGACAATAACAAAGCTACACAATTATGGCAAGAAAATCCAGGAAAGCGGAACTGCGAAAGCAGGAACTGATGAGCAACGTTCCCATCGAGCAGCGTAAGATGATTACGCAGCCAATCACCTTCGCTTATTTGAATGGCGAAATGTCCGTAATGCACGCACGCATCCAGACCATCATCATGGAGAAGTTGCAGATGCGACTGGCCAAGGCCCTGAAGAATCGCACCGCCGACGGCTACAGTGGCGATCTCTTCACTGCCGATGACTTTGCGCCCATCAAGGGCGAGACCGGCAGTTACCTCACCTTCAGCGTCAAGTATTCAGAGTTGGGCATTGACCCTGCAAACTACCGCTACGTCTCCGAGGCGGCTCGTGCCATGCAGGGCTCGCTTATCTACGAGAAGGAGATTGACGGCTACATACGCTCCATCACGGCCTTCCCCGTTGTTGACGTGCCAGACGAGACCAAGGGTGAACGACGCACCGACATCAAGCTCCACATGACCGAGAGCACCGCCCACGACCTGTTCCGTATCACGCCTTACCACCGCTACCTGAAGGATGCCATCTTCCTGTTCAGCAGCGGCTACACCGGGCGCATCTACCTGCTTATCAATGCCAACAAGCAGATGGGCACGTGGACTGTCGAGTACGAGAAGCTGCGCAAGATCCTGCTTACCACCTTCGACAAGGAGAAGAAGCGCTACGTCTGCGACAAGTATGCCGACATCAGCGACTTCAAGAAGCGCGTCCTGGAGCCGGCACGCAAGGAGATAGCAGAGGCAGCCAACCACATCGACTGCACCTTCGACTACGAGTTCATATATCCTGCAGGCAAGCGTCGGGGAACACCCGAGAAGATAGCCTTCCACATCCATCTGACCGACCTTGGGCGCAACATCAAGCAGCGTCAGCTGGAGAGTACGGATGCTGTCGAGTTGCGCAACCTGCTCATGTCGCTGCGTCTGACGCTCACCGATGCCAACCGTCTGATGAAGCAGATGCCCGTCGGCGAGCATCCGCGCCTCATGGCCAAGGCCCGTGAGTTGCGCCAGTATTATGCCGACGTGAAGACTGGTGCCATACAGTTGAAGGAACCTATCAACGACCAGCGTAGCCATGCCCTTGCGTCGCTGCGCAACTTCATTCAGGAACAGCCGCCAGTGGCCACCGATGAAACCGTGGCAGAAGCGGTCAACGTATCAGAAACAATGCCAATGTGGGGAGAGTAGGTTATGGAAAACGATTACAGCAAACTTTGGGAAGACAGCCTCGCGATAATCCGCGAGAAGTACGGCGACAAGTTCCGGCACTGGTTCGACGTATGGTTTGGTGATGTGCGCTTCGAGAGCTACGATGCCGACACACACGTGCTGCTTATTCAGGTGCCGTCAAAGTACGTCTATGAGTTTCAGGAGATGAACGGTGCCAAGGATATCCGCTGGGCCACGAAGGAAGTCTTTAAGACGGACATCATACTGAAGTACCGTATTCTGGAGCCACGACGCGAGCCTGACTTTGCACAGGTTGCAGATTACCTGCGCCAGCAGGGATGCACCGTTGGTACCGAACGTCCACACTTCAGAATTGCCGATGCTGAGAAGCGAATGCGCGACGGCCTGCGTTATTTCCTGGGCCACGATGGCCAATGGTTGCCAGCTTACGACAAGGTGGCCACCTGGCTCTCCGACAACAAGGGTAGGGGATTGGTCTGCATCGGTTACAGCGGTACGGGTAAGACGCTGTTGTGTACCAAGGTGCTGCCTGTCATCCTCGGCTATAAGAGCATCGTACAGTGTCCCGCCAAAGAAATGACGTTACGCAATGGCAATGTAGAGCGCATCGACGAGCTGCTGAAGGCGAAGTGTATCATCATCGACGGACTGGGCACTGAGTCTGTCGAGACCAACTACTACGGTCGCCGCCGCCGTCCTTTCGAGGAATTGTGCGACGCAGCAGAGCACGATGGCAAGCTGCTTATCATCACCACCAACTGCCTCTCTACGAAACCCATGCCCGACACGTGGGCTGGTAAGTCGCAGTTCCCCACATCCTTTGAGGAATACTATGGCCAGAACGTCATCAACCGCTTGAAGTCCATCACCACCACCGTCCTCTTCTCAGGACCCAATCTCTGGTAATCACTGCTCCCGCTTACAGCGACGCTGCCACTCACGGCGCATGGGCTCTGCATAGACGTCGGGCGTGTCGGTGTCACGGCAGAACGCCTCTATCATGTCTATCTGGGCGTACTTCTCGTCACGGTGCTCTATGGCATACCTGTCGGCATAGTCGCTGACGGCCTGCCAGAACGCCTCTCTCAGGATGCGCTGTATGACCTTCGCCTGCTTCATGCCGAAGTTCACGTCCAGCGTCCACGGACGCAGCACGCCGCTTCTGGTCATGCACAGCCTTGGACACTCGATTGGCAAGTACTGCAGCAGACTTTCCTTTGTCGCTCCGTAGCTCTCCTCTATCGCCGTTGGATCAATCCTCATGCCGGCATCCAGCGCATTGCGGAACGTGGCCGAGATGGAGTTGCCAATAGGTCCGTTCCCCATCGGCTCGTTGGCCGTCTCAAGGCGCAGCGCACGTCTGGCTCCCGGCAGGTGCTGAATGCTCACCACCTTCCAGTCCTTCACCATTGCGCCACCGCCGAGTTCGTGCTGAACCCAGCCTTGGATAAAGTCCGTTACTTTCAGCCAGCAGATAGCTGGTGCCCTGTATTGCCGTTCGCTCATTGATGCCTGCAAAATTACGAAGAATTTTCGAGCAAAAAGAAACTTTCTCCATTTATCAGAAATCACCCGAATTTCCCTGTTTTCACCTCAAAAAAATAACTGTTCTGATAAATTTATGAAACAGGTGAGTATCAGTAAGTTAGCAGCCAAAATACAGCGAAAAACAGCCCTCCGAGTTATTTTCTTTCTGATAACTTGCAACCGCCTGACATTCAAGTTGTTGCGAAGTCGAAAAAGTGTATTTATCAAAAAATCGCGTTTTTCGGCGAAACTCAGAAATTTTTCTAAAACTTTCTGAAATTCCTGTATTCTTTCTCATTCATCAAGCAACGCGCACGTCTCTCCCTTACACCCACAATAAGTAAAACAAATATATACAAATAAAATAAATGACTGATAATCAATAAATTATATAGTATATAGAGCTTGTTATTTTTCTTTTTTGGAACACTTATCCCACCAAGGAAATCAAAAATAACCCCAATTTTTTCGGATAAATAATTGATAATCAGTGCGTTAGGAGTTTATAAATGATTTTGCAACCATCTGATAACCTGATAACTCCTTAAAAATTTTTTTGCCGTCGCGCAGATAACTCCTTCAAAATTTGCACGTTACGCGAAAATCACCTAACTTTGCACCGGATTTAGTGGTCTGATAACTGAAAAGCTTTTTTCATACGGCGTCGCGATGACGAAAGGTACGAGCCGTGAGGCGTACAGGTTTGAATTTTTTGTTTGTTTAGTAGATTAGTTTTTTAAGTCTGCGATTAAGCGAGAGTAATACGATGCTTGCATCAGCATTGCCGAGCGGAAGCAGACTCGCCGAAAGGCAAGTAGTTTGTTTTTAAACAGAAGAAACCGCAGGTTATACATCCCTGCACTGGGTGTTTACTTACTCACCCGCACCGTCGTCCCGTTGTAGCTTTGTGGGTGGCGGTGCTTCTTTTTATGTCTGTATTTAGGCATCCCTGCATTATAGCCGTCCCTTATCAAGGGACTCTAAACGTCTGCCCTTGATTTTCTATTGGTTGGAACGTATCTTTGTATCAAAACCCAATAGTTATGATGAGACCATTCTACTTTGATCCTCTCGACCCAACGGGCCAGTATTATTACGACCCACTGCCTGAGCACCCGACGAAAGAAGAGCTGGAGGAGTACCAGCGCATGACGATGAAGATGCTACGCAACACCATCATCGGCTTCTTCGTTCTGCTTGCGGCCTTCGCCATTTGTTCGGTGTTCAGTTCCTGCGCCGTGCAGAAGCAGGAGCATCAGGAGCAGACCCATGTTGTCGTGACCGATTCTGGCGCTACCGAGCATAGCCAGGCCGTACAGGTCAGCAATCAGACTGTCAACATCGACAGCATCGTTACCGCTGTGATACAGCGCACACGCGAGGAGTTCGCCCGTCAGGAACAGGAGCATGAGATCGTGACCGAGACGCTGACGGAGACCGTCGATTCGCTGGGCCGTGTGGTCCGTCAGCAGCAGAAGACCACCGACCGCACCCTCTCGCGTCAGGAGCAGCAGCGCATCGAGCGTCTGGAACAGACCTTCGAGCAGCAGATCCATCAGGCCATCCGTGAGCACGACTCCATCTGGCAGGAGCGCTTCGCCCAGTACCAGACCACCATGCGCGACTCCCTACAGTCCGTGCGCGACATGCAGCGTCAGACCAGCGCCACGAACCCCCTCACATGGTGGCAGCAGTTCCGGCTTCATCTGGCCAATATCCTCCTCTACGCTCTCATCATCCTCGCCGCCATCTGGCTCATCCGCAAGAAATTTGGCAAATCCGTGTAATCCGTGAAATCCGTGGTCAAGCAATTAGCCCTTTCCGAGCTCCGACGTGTCGCCGAGAAGACGCGCCTTGTCAAGGTCAAGGTGCCTGATGGCCGTGGCGGCTTCACGCTGAAGGAAGTGCTGGAGCGCGTCCCCTGGCGCGTGTGGTATGTCTCTGCCTCCAATGGCGACGTCATCTGTGGCGAAGAGTGCGTCACCCTGGCTGTCGATGTCGATGGCCCCGGTGCCTATCCCTCTCGCCTGGTGCAGTTCATCGCCAGTGGCCAGACACGCCGTCTGCGCGACTGCTGCATCCTGCAAGCCAACGAGTTTAAATTAGTGATATAGATATGAGTTTACAGAACACCTACCTCAAACGTCTCGTCGCTGCCGTCGTACAGGAGTCGGGCATTTGCACGCCCACCGTCGAGGTCGTGCTGCCCGCCGTCTTCGACGTCATCCGGCGCGAGTTGGCCGAAGGCCCACACCACTGCGTCATGATCGAGAGCTTCGGCACCTTCGCCATGATCGACGTTCCTGAGCGCGAACACCTCTATACGTATAAGGGTAAGACCACACTGAAGCACCTGCCCGCCACCAAGCGCCTGAAGTTCTCGCCCACAAAGAACCTGCGCCGTGAGGTCGATGCAGGCGTGTTCGACCCCTCACGTAAGTCCTTCAAGCATCATCCCTCAGACCCCATCCTGCGCAACCGCGCCCAGATGGCGTACCGTGCCGACCGCAAGGACCAGATAAACAAAGGAGCCACGCGCTTTATCAAGCCGAACACGGATTGCACGGATGAAACGGATGATGACGATATCTCAGACATCGCACATCAGCCATCAGCCATCGTTTAGGGCATTTACCGCTTATTTGTCCCAAAGTTTTAACGCAGTTTAACAAAATAGGTTTCAAGTTTCACGATTCAAGTTTCATGTTCCGAACACCCGCCAAACACCCCCCGAAAAATCAGCACGCTGATTTTGAGCAAACAGTAAACTGATTTCCAGCAAACAGCATTGCTGATTTCAAAAAACAGTATAACACTTTAATTTCAAACATCATGGCAGTTATTAAGTATTCCGTAAAGGAAAACACCACACTGGGCACCCACAGCTTCTATGCTATCGTCCAGTCGTATTCAACCCTCGACTTCAAGGACCTGGCCGACGAGGTGACAGAAGGCACCGGTATCGACCCAGACTTGGCTCTTACCGTGCTCAACCGCTACATGCGCGTTGCCAAGCGCAACGTGCTTCGTGGTCACCGCGTCAAGTTCGGCGACCTGCTCACCATCTATCCGCAGATCACCTGCAGCGTGAAGGACGAGCTGAACCCCGACGGCACTGTGAAGACCCCCGTCACCATCGACCAGTTCAACGTCACCAATGCCAAGGGCTCCATCGGCGCCACCATCTCCCAGGGCGTCCAGCAGTCGTTCGCCAGCAGCGTGCAGTGGAAGCGCGTAGGCGACACCGCTGACGAAGAGACCACCGATGGTAACGGCAATGATAGTCAGAACCAAAACACCGGTGGCGGCAACAATGGCGGCAACAACACGCCATCAGGTGGCGGTGGCGACGAAGAGCCAAACGAGAACTAAACCCATCACGTCCCCGGCTCTTGCCGGCCAGTTATTCTTCGACCCCGTCAGCAATGCGTCTGACGGGGTTTTCTTATTATATAATGTTCGCACCCGTGCGCCCTGCCGTGCGAAGCAAAAAAATTTTGGTGGCAAAATGCAACTTTTTCCCGAAAAAATTTGGTTGGAATAATATTTTTCCCTATCTTTGCAACGTCAAAATCATAGTAAGCGGTACGAGAAGATGCCGCCGCCAAAGCGGCTATTTTTGTATTCAGACCAAAGAAAGAAGCATTTACGCGGTGAAGGGTCGGGTTGCGGAAACGCCCCGATGGTCTCAGCTTACTTGAACCATGACAACCCGCAAAGCCGCGTTTTTTTATTGTCAAAATTAAGTAAGTATGGACAACATGAAATTGATGCTGGAGAACCAGCAAAAGGTGAACGAGGCGGTGAAGACCATCACCGACTACTTCCTGCACGTCACCTACGAGGACGACCTGGAACTGATGTTCAGTGCCCAGACGCAGATTGTCGGTCTGATGGAGTTAGCAAAGCAGCAGATGGTCAACAGTCACGGCAAGGATGAGCTGTCCTTCAAGACCGACGAGATCACCCTCTTTATGCAAACCATCCGCGAGTATCTTCACATGCTGAAGCCATTCGCAGCGTTGGTGGAATAAAAAGAAAGAGTTTATGTTACGCGCCTATAAATATCGCATCTACCCGACAGCAGAGCAGAAGGTCATGCTTGCCAAGACCTTCGGCTGCTGCCGCTATGCGTATAACTGGGCGCGTAGTCTGAAGGAGAAAGCCTATAAGGAAGGTGGCGAGAAAATCAGTGAGTTTGATATGAATGCCCGTGTACGTCACGAACTGCGTGAGACGGCACCGTGGTTGGCAGAGGTTAGTTCTAAGGCCATTGAGTTTGCCATTGCCGACCTCTACCGTGCATACGATAATTTCTTTGCAGGCCGTGCCAGATATCCTAACTACCGCAACAAGCACGACCGGCAGAGTTATCATGACAGAGGACATATCAGCGTGGACTTTAAGCACGGCATGATATCCATTCCCAAGATCAAGGATATACCCTGCGTGTTCCACCGCCGCTTTAGTGGGCGCATCAAGCAGGTGGGTGTAGAGCTGCTGCCGTCTGGCAAGTATCGCATCAGCATCCTCGTTGATGACGGTCATGCTCTGCCTGAGAAAGCACCCATCGACCCCGATAAGACGCTGGGTATAGACACCGGCCTGATGCACTTCGCCGTTCTGAGCGATGGGCAGACCTACGAACCTACCCGCGAGGCCAAGCACGAGAAGCGCAAACTGAAACTGTTGAGCCGCCGACTTTCAAAAAAGGAGAAAGGCAGCCGACAGTTCCGCATCTTGAAGCGTCGCATAGCCAGGCTGCACGAAAAGGTAGCCAACCGCCGTACCGACCGCATCCACAAACTGACACACTATCTCGCCAGCGAGAACCAAGCAACGACGATCTGTGTGGAAGACCTGAATGTGAAAGGTATGACGAGAAACAAGTATCTGGCCTATAGCGTACAGGATGCAGCCATTGGCGAGTTCTACCGCCAACTGGAGTATAAGTGCGCCTGGGCTGGTAAGAACTTGATAAAGATTGACCGCTTTGCGCCATCGTCTAAGCGATGCAGCCATTGCGGCCACATTTACAAAGGGCTGAAACTAAGCGAGCGCGAGTGGACGTGTCCTGAGTGTGGCACACACCACGACCGCGACCTGAACGCAGCCATCAACATTAAACACTTTGGTCTCTGTGCCAACGAGACCCTACCTTCGGTACGAAGGAAAGTTACGCCTGTGGAGCAACCTCTGGTGGACGACCGCTCTTCGGAGCCTAAGAAGCTACATCGTTGCTATACCGCTCGTCGTGAACGTGCGGACGAAGCAGGAAAAGTGAAGGGCAAGCGCGCCCTGATGCCAGAAATTTTGTCCAATTGATGGTAATTACAACTAGCGATGGCTGAACAGTAGACAGAACGTCGTTGGAAGTATCTGACAAATTGATGGTAGTTACAACGTAATGTCAAGTATGTATGTTGGAATTACCTGACAAATTGAGTGTAGTTACAAAATAATTGTAAGAATTTGGTTTAGAAAAAACCCGTTAAAAATTATTAAGTAATTTGGAGGTTGAGAATTTTTATCGTACCTTTGCCAAAAATAAATTGAAGGTGATATGGATAAGGTAATAGTTACACAAGACTTTTTATTCGAGTATCTTACTCAGCACAATGTGAACATGAAACGGCTGAGTGAGTTAATGGGCGTTAGCAATGCCATTGTGATGTTCTGCTTTCGTCACGACTTGAATCGTCATGGGAAACCGCAGAAGTTCTCTGCCAGTAATATAGAGAAGCTGAACAATGCCCTTCCACAGTTGGCTCAGCAGATACGTGGAGCAGTGATGACCTTCACCAGTGAGCTGACCTACGATCAAGACATGGTGCCACGCATCAATGCGTTACAACGGTGGTTTAAACTTGGTGGTTTCCTTCAGCGTGTATTGGGATGGAGCCTTAGTAAGAAGGAAGCAGTTCTTTGTTCACCTGCTGCCAAATCCTACGGTAACATCACCGCCGACCATGTGGCTCGCATCAATGCCGAAATCCTGGCAGTTTCAGGAATGCTTGGCGGCATCCAGGTTGCTGCCAATGAAGATGTTTAATTGTTAAATACGTTGCAGAATTAACTAAACACGTTGTTTTAGTTTTACATACGCAATTATAAATACAATCAGCAAATACCCTGTGCGGGAATTTTTGCTGGTTGTTTTATTTTAATTTGTTCCCGATATACACAATCCAACAAATATTTTTTTTTTGATTCATGCACCTATCGCGACGCGCAC